GTGTTTGGTGTGTAGGATGTGTGGGTGGTGTCGGGGATGTTTATAAGAGACAGGGAATGTACATCGTCTGCCCAGAGCGATCCCACACTCGGTATTGTAGTGTGTCACCGCCCACCATCGGCGCAGTCCCCGCCCCTTCCCCCAAGAAGATTTCCTCTTCAGGGTTAGTCAGTCTCACATAGCCTTTCATTCGTTCGTTCTCCTTTTGCTGCTACACTACCGCGAGGATGAGCGCGCAGTAGATCTTGAGCGACAAGTCGCTAGCCGACACTTGTTGGATCTGATCGTTGACTGTGATGGTTGTCTCGTACAGAGTATCAACCGAACCCAGCGCACCATCAGTCAAGCCGAACACATCAAGCACCTTGTCTCCGACTACGGTTCCCACGGCAGGGATAGCGCCGGCGCCGTTCTTACCGTTGAAGCTGATCGTCTTCAAACCAGTCAGCACCGAGCGCACATTCGCCGGAGTCACGGCACGAGTACTGTCAGTGCCAGTGATGGCCTCTGCCGTAGTTGCCAACTCGACGATACCCGCAGCAGTAAGGCTTGCCGCAGCATTGAGATCAGCAGCCTCAATTGGTAGCGTTGCTACAGTATTAGTCTTAGTCATCTCTCATTGCTCCTTTAGCTGGGCCACACGGATGCAGCAGTCATACCAGTCGCACCCGTCTTGGCAATCCACAATCCCCACTGAGCGCCCACTGCATCAGCAACCAAACCAGACACTTTCATGATCACCTGACTTTCACCCTGCACGCCGATAGGCGCAGACATCCAGTGTACGTTCTGGGCGAAGAAGCCCATGGCGCTGGTGCCAGCGATATCAGGGAAGGATGCCCAGAAAGGCGTCACATAAGGCGTTTGGCTCCACTCGGTGCCACTGGTGCCACCCAACTTGATCTGGCGATACAGATCAGGATTGTCCCACAGGAAGGTATAGCTGATACCGATCTGCCGACCAAGGATCGAGTAGCCACCAGGGGCATACTGTCCTACCATCGTCTGATCCTGTGGACGGGTGATGTTACCCTGTAAGGTGATCTGCAGGTCACGCACATACCGCTTTTCGGTGCTACTCAACGCGCCCTGCTTCACCCAGCCACCGCCAGTCATAGGAATGGTATCAACGTTGGCCGCAGTGCTAATCGCCCAGCCATTAGCCGCAGTCAGCAAACCGGTAGACTTCTCAAGCACATACTGCTCATAGGTGTCCGAGTTGCCAGCGCCACCGACAAAGGCCACTTCCATACCAATCGGGCCAGTCGATGCAGCCGACAGACTGATCGATGCCACCTTGGTATTGTAAAAGGTTTCGCCAATGTAGCCGTCAGACGTGGGAATAGCACGCCGCATCGTCAGCCACTTGTTGTCCCCATCCCCCTGCTCAGAACCAAACAAAATGGAACCGCTAGCGCCGGGGAAGATCATCACTTCGTGCGCGCCACCGCCCAGGCCAGTGATGTCAGCCACGGTGGTAGCAGTACCCATCGCAGCAGCAGGGATCGTAGCGGTCGTCACGACAAGCGTAGAGGCAACTTTCGCGGCGCTGCCAGCGAACGTCCAGAACAGTGGAACCAGCCCATTGGCCTTGGTTGCGGTTCCGCTGATAGCCAGTCGGGGACGCATCGCCAACTGCCCACCGCTCCAATAAGAACTCTTGTAGGTGCCAGGCGGCAAGAGCGAGCCACCAATTTCAGGCTCATAGGGGCGTTGATCGTCTTGCAGACTCATGTCGCCGCCAAGAACCTTGTGCCAGGTCATACCGTTGTCGTTGTATTCCCCGGCTGCTGGAAAGTCGTCCTGCGCGACCTGCCCCACCCATCCAAATGCAGCCCTCATACCAGAAACAGGCATTGTTTTTCTCCTTAGTGTGGGCGCACGGTCTCAACCGTGAAATACACCCAGAATTCCCAGATGTGGCTCTTAGGGCCACCCCTTTCCTCTGCCGCAGATGCATTGAGCATCAGGCGATAAGCCCTTTCCCCAAAGTCATCTTCAAGACCCAACACGATAGCAGGACTCAAGTAATTCTCGATCAATCCCCTTACCGTGTTCGCCAATTCGTTGGCTGTGTCTCGATCCTCTTTTGTACGGGTGAAGAAGACAGAACCCTCTACCGTGAAACGGCGCAGCCATGTTCGCCCCCCACCAACTTCTCCGATTGCCATAGACTCGCCGCGATCATATCCCATGATCCCGCCAGCAGACCGAACATATCGAGATCCAGCCGCTTCATCTACCCACTTGGTATCACGCGGCTTACCGATATGCACCATCAGGTTAATGGCAGGCCGCTCGGGATCGGCCTGTAGGCGTCCTAGCTTGATCTCGTAATCGTCCAGGCCATACTCTGCTAGATCTGCATCCAGCATTGTTTCCAGATGCGTTTCCACAGCCTGCGCGATCTTGGTAGAGATTTGCATTACAACCCCACCACCTGACGATGTGTGCCCACAATGCGATCAAACTGGCTGATATACCAGTCGGATGCTTGGATCAAGCTATTCTGAATGGGCGATGCGTCAGCCTTGTCATTGAAAGCACCCAACCTAGCCCGGCTAGTCATATTAGGTACTAGACAGTGAGCCGCTGTTAGATACACAATAGCATCTCTCGCCCAAGTCGGAACGGCAATGTCAGTCGTTGACGTTGTGACTATCGGATAGTAAGCGTGATAATATAGGGTGGAAGACACGTATTCCTTGCCAAGAAATACCGTAGTCCCCCAAACCCAGTAGCTATCCTCGTCAAACATCTCGCCCGGATTGCCGATTGTGGCGGCAGACAAGGAAACAGAAGAACCGTCCTCATCTACGGCCACAATCGCCGCAATCCGATAGCAGTCAGTAGGTAATGTGAAAGAACTTACTGCCCCAAAGGTTGCCGTTCCCTGGATAGGTCTATGGGCTGCAAACGCACGCAGCGCAGCATTCAAGCCATCGACACGAACATTGGTAGAGTGCGCCGGGTTGGCGTTATCCTCGTCGTCCAATGTCCTGCCTAGCAGCAGTGTGAATTCAGCCCAAGACCATGCCATGATAGATTAACCCAGTGCCACGTCGCCGCGGTTGCCCCAGCTACCCACAGCCATGTGAACTTCCCACAGATCAGGGTTCCAGCGGTTCATCTCGCCAAACATATCCCAGCTTACGCGAGTAGTCGTCTGGAAGTCGTCAATGGCGGGCGGGTTGTAGATCTGCACGCCTTTGCGCATGGCAAAGCGCAGTCCACCACGAGCACCAAAGACATAGCTCGGCTGCACATGCAAGCCTTTCGTCAAGAAGGCGAAGGCCGTGCCAACTGCACCAGCGCCGCCCAAGGTGGTATGGCTGTACTGCGTGGTGTAGTCAGTCATAACCGGGGTGCGGAAAGTGATCTTGTTGGCCGCATGATCCACGGTGGCAACTTCAAAGACTTCGGTGTAACCATCAGTCACATCGACGCCATCAGTCACGCCCCAAGCGTTAGTGCGGCTGGTGTGCAGGGTCACAAAGTCGCCAGGATAGAAGACCGAATCAGCGAAGTCGCTGCACTGGACATAGTGCTTGATGCCAGCCGAGGACTGCCCCACGTACCAGGTCGAGTCAATCGACGTGGTATCGGGATCAGGAGCGCCGTCGCCGGCATTAATCGGCTCAGTGATAGCAACTTGCTCGGTGATCGGACCCATGTTGAACAGCGCCGCATCCCATGACTGCATGAAGACAAAGCCCTCGTAGGCAACCATGTCCAGGTTCATGATCGACTGATTGCCAAGACCCGTCAGGCGCTGTACGTACTCGCTGTTCATATTACTGAACAGACTGTGGAAAACACCAGGGGTGGTGATAACCAAGTACATATTGGTGCCTGGAATCGGATTGGCATAGTCGCCAAAGTTCTGGAAAGCCCACTTCGAGCGAACCGACATCTTCAGCTTGATATCGCGCAGGATCTTCTCATCGAAGGTGAAGTCAGTCGTAGCCGACAGGCCAGCAACGCTGGAAGCGCCACCCGCGTAACTGCGAATGGTACCCATCGTCAGCAGGCTATCACGAGCGATCTTCTCCGCAGTACCCACAATTGAGTTACTCAAGTGGGTCTGCAAAATGCCATCGATAAAGCCCTGCGTGCCGCCACTGCGCCACATATTCACTAGTCGGTCATAGCTTTCAAGCTGGATTTTTCCACCATAGCGCAAACGAGACAGCAACTTGCGCTCCCGGCTATCCACGTAGTCGGGGTTGATGTACTTGGCGCGAGTACCAATCGGGTTGTGATTGGTGTGGCCGGGCAAAGCCTCGCGACCAGTCGTGATCTCCGTGGGGTTGGTGGTGCCAGTTCCAGCAGCCAACGACTCCAGGGCCACCCAGTCGACCAGGGGGGTGAACAGCGACTTCTGACGAAAAGCCACGGCGATAGCGGGATCAACCGCACTCCACCGGTTTTGGCTCCATGCCTCAATCGGGTTCACACTGTAATAACGATCAAAATCACCTACTGCCATCGGATGTTTCTCCTATTTCAAATTGGGTTCGATGACAACACAGCAGGTGTAGCGAGCTTATTGCCGCTTTCATCGGCCAGGGCGAGATACTTCGCATATTCCGTCCGATAGGTAGCCATATCGCCTTTTTGCATAGCCGATACAGATGCTTGCCAAGCCGCCGCTTTTAATTCCTGCTTCGTGCTGCCAGTCCCAGCGGCGCCAGCGCCAACGGGTTGCGTTGCGCCTGATTGCGCTTCCTGGAACACCTGCGTAACTATCTGCTTCTGTCCTTGAGACAATGCGCCAAGCGCCTCCTCAAGATCAGCAGCAGACATGGTTGAACTCTGAACTAGCTTCATAATCGGGTCAGAGATCAAGCCAGGATGCTTCAGCATCACATTTTGACGCTCTACTTGCTGCGCCAGCGTTTCCTTTTGGGCGTTTGCCCCTTCCCACTTGGTGCTCAGATCAGTGAGTTGTGCTTGTGCGGCTTCCAGCGATGCTTGAAGTAGACTCGCCTGCCCAGTGATCTGTTCACGCTCACTGTTCCAAGCAGCACGCTCGGCGCTTAGCGCTGACTGAGCATCGACAAGTTGTGTCTGAATGCCCAGAATTTTGCCTTGCAGCCCTGCGTACTTTGCCTTCCAATCAGTTGCATCGGTTTGGCCCCCACTACCGGCCTGGTCATTTCCGGCCAGGTCATCATGTATGGTCACGTCCGGTGGCATGATGGTTTCTCTCCCTTGTATTCGTTCGTTAGTTTCGTAGCCGGGCTACGATTATTCCCGCAGCATACCGACAATCAGTTGGCCGGTGCCGCCAGTGCGAGTCCCGCCCAGCGTTACCTTCACCTGGAACGGTGCGGTGTAACGCTTGCAAATGGTTGCTCTAACCGAATTGCCAGCCGAGTTCTCGTCAATCCCGGTGTTGGCGATCCACAGATCAGCCGTGGTGCCGTCGCCCACGTCGATGGTTGCGCTGCCGCCGAAGGCAGTCTTGACAGTGTGGATAACCTCGATCACAGTCACAGGATTAGCAGGAGTCGCCATCCCGTAATAGGTTGCGGTGTCATCCGCGTTGACGTAGTTCACAAACTCGTAGAAGGGCGCATACGACTCGCCATCGCTAGGATTGCGCGTCGGATCGACCTGAGTCGTGTAACTGGTGTACATCCCGTTTCCCATTGTTCTTCTCCCTTAACTTGGATTTACATCTTCAATCGGCAGAGATCCCCGTCTCCCCCATGATTGAAGTTTGGTTCCCATAACCACCGACAAATCGGCGGATGAACACTCTAGCGCAAAGACAGGTCGCCTATCCACTGCGTCTGGTGTATGAACTCGATATACCCAACCCTCTTGATGATTGATTAGCTGTACGGCTCTACCGTCAGCCTCCCACGCCTCATAAAGCGTTTCGTATCCATCATCACCCGGGCTGAGCAATGCCTCCGGTAACGCCATTGCCCGTTCTCCGTCTGGTTGACTGTAGGACGAGCTTTTCGCCAATCCCCTGATCTTTATGCCACTTCAGCGACACATGCGGGAAAGACGCCCCCGCATCCTTGCGCATCTTCCCCCCACAAGCAGTGCAGATCACGGTAGGAACACTTGACATCTCGTGCCAAACATCCCGCCGCTCTCTGCACTCACCATCGCACATGTACGTGTAAGTAGGCATTATACAGGCTTGAAAGGCGTCGAGTAGACGATGCGCACAATCGCACGGCCAGCAGTTGCATCACTAGCGGAGTCGGTAAACGTTGCAATAATACCCTGACGGGTCGCCAACGTATCCGACTCGTTGAGCGCAATCAGCAATGCGCCAGTCTCGGCCAACGACACGCCGGAAGCGTAGTACGCAGCACTTCCAGGCTTGCCAATGCTCAGCAGGTTAGTCCCACTGCCATTGAATGCAGTCTTCACATGCACGGATGCAAACAGCGGCACGGCTCCGACCGGCAGCATGAACAAGTCTTTTGCAGTCGTGTCCGTATACAAAATCGTCTCAGAGCTTTCAACTACAGTTCGGCTAAGTGCCATTCCCGTCTCTCCTTGCTGCCAGCGTGTTTCGAGACCCTAATCCTCAAATGCTTCTCGGCAGTCATTACATCTGATTTGGTTATCTTCCACTCCCGACCCAGGAGCGCCATCAAACATTTACATTGATCCGACAAGAGATACTCCATTGCGTCCTCGCCGTATGTCTTGTCGGTAGATCCCACATCCCTCACGGCTCTCAAGATGATTGCACTGGCTAAACACCGATACGCAGCATCTTCAGTCACCATGGACTCTAGTCCTCTGATTTTACTCTTGCCCGACTGCGCATCAGCGGGCTACGCAGATACACAGACGCCTCAACCAATGCATCACGCACGGACTCAAGCATTGTAGGCGTGTACTGCTCCTGCGGCACACTAGGCGGCAATTGCACAAACAATGGTTGCCCATGCGCCATAACAACAGGCACGACAGTCAACGAGTTCAGCAACAACTCCAGTTGCGATGCATTCTCTTTCAGGTTCCACACCGCCGTAATAGCGGCCTCTTCCGTATCTGCTTCAACCATCTTCATGATTGTTTCAATTGGAGACATTTTTACTTCGTTAGTCATTCGTCTTTCTCTTCCTTAGCCTTTGCGGCTTCTTTTGGTTTGCTAGCTGGAATACCTTCTGGCGTCTCTGGCGGCTTGTTAAGCTCAGCCTTCCATTCCTCGAATTCTTGAATGCGCTTGAAGGTTTCTTCAATCTCGCCAGTTGGAATGTCTTCGTACTTCTCTAGCGCGTCCATCGGATGAATATGCCCAACACCCTGGCGCTGCACCAACTCATTTACCAACTCTGTCCGATCTCTAGGCAGCATGGGTGCCCATGCTGGAGTGATTGCAATCTTGGACACGTCCAAGCCATCGAGCTTACCAACCTGCTTGAGAATAGCCATCTGCAAGGCCATCCGGTTCAGCTTCTCAAATGCTGGCGTCCACAGCCATCGCTCGGTGAGAATGTGGCTTTTGACAGGGAACATGCGAGTAATGAGCGTTAGCGAGCTGCGTTGACTTCCTTCGTCCTCTCCCACTGCCACTGGTGGAATTGCCATCGCCATGCGCAATTCTTTCTTGAGACTGTCAATGTAATTCATCGCCCCGCTAGTCACGTCCGATGGGCTGTACCAGTCCATTTCTGGTGCTTTGCCATCAGGCATTCCCGGCCCCAAGTCCACAACCGCTGGCCCACCCCTCCACAAGCGAAATGGCAGCTTCAGCTTACCCGTAGGATGGTTCTTGAGCACCCCGAACGGATAGCTATTCTGGTGCAAGATATCGCCAATGTTGGCGAGGCGGGCATTGTACTCATACGCCAGATCTACACCACCAGCCCACTCTGCCAAAGGCACCCCAAAGAACCCGTTTGACGCAACATGCGGTATATAGACAAACGGTAAGAAGCCAAACGGGTTCTTCTCCGCCTTGATCGTGAGCCTCTTTCCCTCAACCCCAACAGTGATAGAAAGAGTCCCCGCGTTCCCCCCTCTAGCAGCCGTCCAATGCTCTCTGTACTCCACCAGCTCCGGCCAATCACCGCTCCACTGTCCCCATTCCGACCTGGCCGCTTCCCTTGGGATCATGTAGCGAACAAAAATCTCGCTAAATGTAGTCGATCCTGGCGTGAAAACGGGGAAAACATAGTCAGAATGAACCATCTCGAACTTGAAAGGGAATAAATCAAAGGGATTTTCGTTTTCAAGTGCGTATCTAACCCGCCAATAGACGCCACCAGTCACCTGAGACGACAATCCGGCGAGAAATTGGACCTTTCGAGCTTCGCTTTCCATCCAAAGCTCATCTAAATAGTCCTGTGCAGCCGAAATGATGCCATTCGGTACTTCAAAACCGCGTCTGGGCGCTACTTTTTGCTGAATGAGCGGTTCCGAGTTGTCCCGCACCTCGCCAAATAGCAGTTGGGCGTGCATATTGCAGGCCAAGGAGATGTCATTGACGCCCAATCGATACTTTCTGCGCGGCGCTTGTCCATCCGTCCCTGCTTCAAGCTCTAACCACGTCTCACCATTGTACAATTGCCAGTTGGACGCATAACGCGTAAGTTGAGATGCCCACATACCTTGTAGGTATCCCGTATATTCCATGGGCGGTTGTGCAGCCAACGATGACGGATAGTAAGACATTGAGTAAAAAAAAGCGCAAGACACTGGATTTACCAGCATCTTGCGCCGAGCAAGGCAGCTTACGGTATCAGTTTTGTGTTTTCCAGGTAAATCTCTGTTCGCTCTTCTGAGCGATCTTCACGGCCTGTGGCGTGATGCAGATCTCTACCGTTCCATAGCCCTCTGCAATCGTATCTTGGAGGGCCTTTAGAAGCATTGTCGTCATCTCTGCGCTAAGCGGAAGACGTACATGCGTTCCGACACTAGGCATTATACCACATCCTCCCCTGCGAGTGCAAGGTTTTCAGTGAAACTCGTGAAATCGGCATCAAAATCGCCGCGCAAGTACGGCAATCGATCAAAATCATAGAGAATGGGCAATTCCTCGAAGGTAAAAAGCGTCGAAACGCGCTCTTCGCCGCGTTTTTGCAGGAAACGATCAATCTGGCGCAGAAGAAATGCATCGATCCTGCCCAGGATAGCATACACAAGAATCTTGATCCTATCAGGAATTGTAACAAAGAAATCTCTCATAAGGAGTCTCCGAGAAACCACCGGCTTGAGCCGGTGGAGAGATAAGGGGCAGCACCGCTGCGGTGCTGCCCTTGAAGCGCTCTACTGTATTTGTGACACTCCGCCAGGGCTGAAGCCCTGTGGCTTGCGGCGGGCTGGTTTTCTGTCAGGGACAAAACCACCTGCTTTAGCAGGCGGTTGTTTACAAGGACTCCTTAGACACATTGTACAAGACGCCAGCATCATCCGGCATCTGCCAACCGCTATTGCCATCCCCATTCCATGGAGAGGACGGCTCTTGCTCTATTCCGTAGCCCAGGCTACGATCAGAGATGATGTAGTACATGCGATACACCAGCATAAACAGCGTCATGGTCGAGTCTTGCGCAATCTTCTTGTCGGGCAGCGACCAGTTTGACGTTTGCCGCACAAGAATACGCAACTCCGGCATGATTAAAGCCCCCTTGCGCAGCAAGTCAATCAACCAGTTAGCAGCAGTATGCTTCATGCTGTTTGTCATATCGTAGGGATTGCCAAACACGTCAAAGCCGTCCCGCTCCAACTCTTCGTCAACAGTCGGACTTTTCTCTTTGAGCGAGCCCAGCAGGACTTCATGCATACCCGACTGCTGGCCCCCGTTGTCGTAGATCATGTCGGCGGGCGATACAACGGGGTAGGTTTGCGCAGCAAATTTGTACGCGTTGGTGTACGGCACATATGTCTTGCTACGCGCGTTCAAGTTGCCCATCTGGAAGAAGACAACCTCAGCGGGGTTGGCCGTGATGTCCACTACCATCACGCACCAAGAATTACGGCGAGGCAGCTTGTCCTTACCGGGATCACCGGCGATTACATGGAAATGGCCCTGTGTAGGCAGTTTCACGTAATGGATAATGCCGTGTGCGGGATGCTCTTGGATAATCCTACCGCCCAATTCCGACAACTCCCCATGTCGCTCCCCACGTACCGCGCTCATCAGCAATTGTGGATCGATCTCAGTCCCCAGGCCCAATGGACGCCGGCCCAACAATTCCACCTGCCGCGCTTCGGGATCTGTACCCCACGCCTCTTCCAGCGCTGCTCTGTCCTCTGGCGAGAGACGGATGTTGTCGTACATGCTGACCTGGATGAACCAGGCGTAGTGGGGCTTTTCCTCCGCCATGTCCATGACTTCCCACACCCAATCCGGTTCTCCCGCATTACCAATAGCATAGAAGCGCTTCATGCGCCCCACCTTGAAGTCGAGAAGCTCATTTTCGCAGCGCTCAACAAGCTCATCGTTGCCGGTAACGTTTCCAATACCAATCATCTGCTGAAGCTCATTGATACGCTGCCGATGCTTTTGCGGAAGATGCGCCATTAGCCAGGGGTTAAGGCCGCGCAGGCACCCCCTGATATGATTGACTGTCTTGGAGTCGTGGACTTCACGCAGGATCTCGTCCCCCGATCCCTCTCCCGCTTCGGTAGAGCGCAACCGTTCCAGATCTTCATCGCCCAGGCTGCGAAACATGATCGTATTGCCCGCTTGCTGCTTTCCCGCTATCTCACCACCGTCATGCTCGTCCCAAGGTCTAAAGTAGATGTCTGTCTGGGGAAACTCGCGCTTGTCCTGGATGAACACCTCTGCAAAGCTGCGAGCCGTCATTGTACCATCACTGCGATAGTGCCGACGCGCCGCCATATCCAAAATGGCGTTATACGCCTTCTTGGCCTGATCCAATGACAATGCAACATGCAACCACGGCTCGCCAGGATGGAGAGCAGTCCACACCATCATGATTATGGCAAGCGGCACAGTTTTGCCCGCGCCACGCCCGCCGATAATAATGTTATAGCGCTGGGGGGAGTAGTACATGCCAAGCTGGTGTCCAAAGAGGGTGTAATGCGATCCAAAGTATAGCTCGATGAAGCCGTTAATAGCCGTTGGCACGCAACGAGGCATTTGACTTTCATGCACATATTCAGCCAGCAACCAATCTGCCGCAGGCAGGTAAGGTTCCTCTACGCCAGCAGCCACCATCGCATCTCTAATGCCTGGGTAGTGCAGATATGGGACTTCGACGCCAAGAGTCGGGTGCAGCCCCATTCCGTCCGGCCCGCTCCACCAGCCTTTGGGATTACGAAACCAGAAGTCTTCTACCACCTTCTGCGCGGTGACTATATTCCATTCGTCAGGGGATAAATCGATGTATCCCTTGTTCTTTGCGTGTTTACCCGGCATTTGCCTTCCATCGTAGCCCGGCTACGAACGATCACCGTCCAGCGTTTGCACGTAACAAATCCAAGCATACAACTCTTCAGCCTTTGTTGCTGCAATCGCCCAGGCTCGTCCATTGGACGGATCACTGGCCTTCAATGCGCGCAAGTTAAAGAACAACTCATACGACTCTACCAACACTTGCTGCTGTTTCGTGATTTCTTCCATGTTCATTTCCCTTTTATCTATTGGTGAATCCAAAAACGGCCACTTAATAGATAGCGGAAGAGTAGCGCCCTACGGGCGCATGAAGCTACAACAATAGATCGGAAAAGGCTGGACGAGCAGGCAGATCGTCCAGCACACTATCCCCTTCAGCATGAATACGGTGGTGCAATCTAGCACTCACCCCCATCGTTCGCAAAGAAGTTAGACTCTCACCTCTACCCCCCATTCCTCTCCGATCAATATGATGCCAGTTCTCTGGCAACCCGCCGTCAGGCGAGAAATCGGCGTAAGCAGCGGCGCGTTGCGCAGCGATGATAGCATTTTCTTCGGTGGTAAGATTGTGCTTTGCCATGCTTTCATTGTACCACTAAAAAGCGCTGTGTACAAGTCCAGGTAGACACTTGTACACCAAATCAGTCTATTCCAAACTTGACAATTGTATTGTCATCATGCTATAATGCCTCTATCAAGCCAAGCCAATTTTTAGGTTCAAAGGAGCACAACAATGGATGCACCTCTATTTGCAAAGCCAGTGCCAGTTACCGTAGTAACTGGCGAGTACAAATCAGGCAAGACAATCTTTGCTCTCACCACCGGCTATCCACTAGAACGCGTGTTGATCTACGACAACGAACTTTCAGCCGAAACCTACCACACTGCCGACAATCCTTTTGTTCGCGTCGATCTTCCCGGCGAGATGGCCCGCCAATTCCCCAAGGGCTATACCGCCACCCAGCTTTACGAAGCCTGGTTGAAACACTGGCGCGCCATTCCACCCGGCAAGTACGATGTGATCATCGTCGATACCGTCGAAACCATCGAGGACGGCCTGGGTGATTGGGTTGAATCCCACGCAAGCGCATTTGGTCACACCGCAGCACAGTACCAGAAAATGTCCGGCATCTTTTGGGGTGATGTCAAGTCCGAGTGGAAGCGAGTCATTCAAGAACTGAAATCTCGCTGCCAAATGGTGATCCTTATTGTCCACATGCGCGACGAGTACAAAAACAACGTGCGCACTGGCAAGCGCCAGCGCCGTGGCAAGGAAACCCTCTCCGAACTGGCAACCCTGGAAGTCGAGTTGGTACGCAAGTCAGATCAGGTTGCGCCCTCAGCGATCGTTCACAAAGATCGCTTCTTCTCTGGTAGCCTGGGAGCACCCAGCACGATCAAGCCCAATCTCCCTCGATGGTTGGAAGTCTGTACTTGGGACATAATTCGCGGCTATCTCGTTAAGCCAATCGAGAAGGACGTGGCCCCCCCGGTGATCGACACCAGCAAGGAAGACGAAATGGAAAAGTTGCGGTTACAAGCGATGATTGCCGAAGCCGAGGCGCTGAAGGCCGAGCATCAGGCGACACAAGCGATTGCAACAGCAACTAAAGTGACTGGTACCAGCGCTACCAAGATGGATCGCCGCACCCCCGATGAGCTACGAAAGGCGGCTGGTGTCAAAATCAAGGATCGCTTGAAGGAAATCGGTATCGATGTGAATGCCCCTAGCTTCAAGATCAGCACGGCACTAGCTGATCTGGACGTACAATGGGCTGGCGAGATTGGCGCCGCTATCACTTCCCAGAACTGGGGAAAGGCATTGACTATTGACATGAGTGAAACCCCTGCGGTGAAGATCGCCGTCTCCAACGGCACGACCACCGAAGAGATTGCCGAAATGGCGATTGCCTGATGACAGTCAAAGCCTGCTACAACTGCCGCAATTACAGCACATCTCAGGAAAGTAAAGCCTGGGTTGAACGCTGCGCAGCTAGGGGCAACGCCCGACTGATGGTTGCGGCGGTTGTAGCAGGCCAGCCCATTCTTATCGACATGGAAAGATTCAAAAACGATAAGACGGCATACATTTATGGTTCCCCCGCACAATACCATGACGCAAACGGGCGGCATGAGTGCGAAACATACCAAAAGAAGGAGCTAGAAGCTATATGAGGTACGGAGACAACAGAGACAAGTACGGAGAAGAGATTGCGCTGTGCATGGGTTTTGACAGCGTGTTCGATCTCGCTGATCCAGTGCAGGATCTTCTGCGCACCAAAAGCCCGGCGATATTGGAAGTAGTCTTGCAGGTTGCAGAGACTGCTGCCATCAACTGCGCCAGCTATGTCCATCAGAATGAAGATGCGCAGAAGCTGGAAGCCATCGAAAAGATGGCGCTGGCACACGCCGAAAGCAAGACGGCCAAGGTGCGTGAGCTAATGGAAGAAATCTTGGTGATCATTGGCAAGGAACCGGCAGAAGAAGAGGTGGTGTATACGACAGAAGTGCAATACCCGGAGAATGACGATGTTTCCTAGCATCTCGGAGTTGCTCTTGAACCCCCTGGTAGCGGCTGCGGCAGTAGCCTTGATCGTCAATGTCATCTCCTACGCAATGGGCGGCAAGAATCCATCCTGGCTTGCTGTAGGCGTTGGACTTGCCTACATGCTCGGCGGCTACATCGTTACTTCCCGCACTACACCTGAAGAATTGTTCTTGGCGGTAATATACGGCATGATCGCTGTGGCGCCGCTCGCGCACGTCGATGGCGCAGTGCTCAACAAGTTGTTTGGCCGCTACGGCATCCAGACAACGAGAGGCACGACAAAAGAACTGTTTCCCCGCTGGCTGTAACTACAAGGGCTGTGCGTAGGTCGGGCGGCTTGCGCACAGCCAAACTAAAAACCCTATGATCCTAGCGCATCTACTCTCCCTTACCATGCGTTCTGGCGTGCGCTATGACGACGACTGGCGTATGAAGATCATACGCCAGTACGTCAGGCGCAGAGACAAGAACCGCTGCCGGCGCTGTGGTAGACACATCTCAACATGGATACTCGACGTGCATCACAAGCAGTTTGTCGAGAATGGCGGCAATCACAACCCACGCAATCTCGAAACCCTCTGCGTTGACGATCACGCAAGAATACATCCCTGGATGGAAAGACTAAACAGGCCCAAAACCTGGAAAGAAGCAAAACGCAAGAGGCAGATAATTGAACAACTTACCCGATAATTGGATCAGCGATGTAATGGAAAAACGCGCAGAGTTTGAGTCTGCCCCAAAGCCGTTTCCAACACCACCCCTACTTGATAGCATCTTTTATCTAGTCGGTGAAGTGGCCGAATTAGGAATGGAATTGCACGCAATAACTCGCCAGGGCGATCTACGCAATCCCGGCAGCAAACGAAACGGAATTAGTGGCGAACTAGGCGATAGTCTGTTCATGCTAGGCACAGTGGCGCATCAAGTAGGGCATCAAGAGCTATACACCTACAACATATTCAGCGGTACAAAACAAAGTGCAATTATCCATCCCAGCTACCGAGATCTGATTGATACCTGTGCGGTTACACAATCGCTGGCGCTGGAACTATACGATGAGCTAGACAATGACGGATTGCTTCCTGTGCTTGCATCAGCCACAGACATTCTAAACGATATCTACTCGAACTTGGAAACGCTCTCTCACTGGCTGGATATCGATATGACCGGCGCACTAACCAGCACCTACGCCAAGATAGCAGAGCGATCAGGCCTATGAGCGAGCTGCTGTTATCTTTTGAGCTAGAAGGCGTTCCAGTATCCTCCAATGGCATGTACAAGAACATAGGCCGTGGCAGGGCGCTCACCACAGAAGCAAAAGCATGGAAGGCAGGTGTTACCGCCGATGTCAAGAACATCATCAATCACAACCAACTCGACTTTCGCCATGTTGCCAAGAAGCCCCTGCGAGCTAGGTATTACTTCTGTGTCCCAGAACTATACCGAGCCGATTGGGACGGATACATCAAAGCTTTGCAGGACAGCACAATGGACGCAATGGGACTCGATGACAGGTACATCGTCTCCGCTGAAGCCCACAAAATGCTAGACAAGGAGCGACCCCGGTTCAAAGTGGAAATCTGGAGCTTATGACAACTTCTTCAAGCCAGCGCTGCCCTGGACAGCAGAAGCAATGGAGACGATGAACAATGCAGGCACCACAACTTTTTGAAGACACCCCGCTGCGCCTTGAAATCCTTTCTGGCCCACTAGCGGATCACTGGCCGGACTGGGAAGGAGATCCAATCTACTATTATCGCATTCCATTCAGGCCAGGAATGGCGCTAGACGCAAAAGATCCGCGCTGGCAATCCTACAACGCAGCAAGCAACGAGTACACGCGCTTGTATCGCCAAGAACTTCCCAAACCCCCGTACAGCTTTGAGCCATACGCGATCATGCCAGATCAGGAAGCTGTAGCCAACATGGTAGCAATTGCCGTCGCCAATTGGCAGCAATCTCAACAATCGTAGCCGGGCTACGAAAATCGTGTGTGCAGAATGCCCTGTGTAGTAGCGACATTCTGCACACATAGAAAGGAGCTTGATGCGGATCATAACCAACCCCACAACAGCATGGTGCGCCGGCTGCCTACAAAGCTGGCGACAAGACATGATAGCCATCGAGATGCCACTAACAGGCACAATCGTTTCACCAATCTTTTGTTACGAATGCGTAGCCAAGGCTGCAGAGTACGGCCACAAGGAAGAACTACGCAGGATCGAAGCATCTAGACATGGAGGCAACTTCTCTTGAAAGTCGTTATCACCAAAGAGCTTGAAGACTGGTGGGGCATTGATGATCTCATCGAAAGTATGCCCAAAGCAACCAAAAAGGAACGCGAAGAAGCAATCATCGAACTTCTACTGGAAGACGTAGCCTCCCTTATCGAAGATGCAACATGGAGAATAATCAAATGACTAACCTAGCAGCAACTCCCCAACCACCACCCGCCGCAGGCGGGGAAGTGGTTCTCTTTCAAGTGATCAAGGATCTCAAGGCGCGCGCAGAATTCGGCGCACAAAAACACGGAACACTTCTGAAAACCAACAATGGACGTTCTGCCGCATGGGACGCCTACCAGGAGATCCTGGACTTCGTGATGTACTTTCGCCAATACATCATTGAACAAGAAATGCAGTACGAAGAACTCCCGGCAACATCCCTGCAAGCACAAGTCCAGCGCATGTCTCTGGGAATAGTAAACACAAACAGCGAAACAAGACTTCGCATGGAAGAGATCGAAGAACGTCTGGACGAGATCGCCAAGGCCATCGATGGCCTTACTACCAACATGAACTACATGGCGGCAAAGCGCGGCATAAATCTCTTGAACGTCTCCGGCTACCCGCGCACCCATGAATGACAACTATCCACTATGAAATGGGTGGCAGACAGATGCGCTGGGACATCTCGGCGCATCCGTCTGATGACGACACAAACACCCTCAAAGAACACCTGCTAGAATGGTTTGGCCCAGAGGCAATCTTCATCAAAGCCACCTGCACAGAAGACGGAAAGGAATACACATATCCATGACCGTTGACACCAGAATATCATACGAACAACGACTGTTCAATACCCAATGCCAACGCATCGCCGACCTGTTCAATGTCGACTTCATGGACGTACATCACTGGTGGCAAGAAAGCAAACTCGACTGGGAGCAGTTCCGCACAGGCATGGCAATCATCCACGAAAGACAACCCAATGAACCGCATTAAGCTCGATGCCCTGCCCGTCCCCCTCGCAGCCTGGATCGTCTGGACTAAGGACGAGAAGGACGAAGATGCTCTCACCCGCTACCAATCCCTGTTTCGCAATCCCCCTACTTTCCTTGTTGAATACGCCAATCATCTATGGGCCGGCCCACTGCCAGAGGAAACATGATATGATATTAACACTGTGGGATGTCGGAACTATTACTACAAGCAATTGCCAAATAGCACCAACAAAAGATATGCGTCTCGTTAAACAACTCATACGTGAATGGCATTCTACCCTACCAATTACTCCACCCGGTTGGAAAGTTGGATTTATAGCAAGCGCCAACAACATACCAGTAGCAGCTGCAATGTGGGGACGCCCCACTGCGAGAATGGAAGATCAAAGGCACACTCTCGAACTTACCAGACTAGCACACTCACCAAACGCACCACGAAACATGGGAACTTGGGCAATAGCAAAAATGCGCACATGGATACGCAAGAACATGCCAGAAATCAAGCGGCTAATTTCCTACCAGGATGCAAATGTCCACCACGGAACAATCTACAAAGCCGACAACTGGAAACAAGTCTATGATCTTCACACCAGCCACTCATGGACTAATCGCCCACACAGGACTGGCACCGAACGTAGTCACAAAATCAAATGGGAATACATACTATGACGGAATGCTTTATGGCAGGAATGACGGTCGGCATATTCATAACCTTTGTTCTTGTATTCCTTCCCTTACTGCTCTTCAACGCAATAGACTTGCTATGACACCATACACCACCTGCACATCCTGCACCCCCAACCACTACACGAACTGCAACACCTGCTTCGGCTTTGGAATCTACTACAGCCGCGGCCACAACATCCCTATCGCCGCCCACGAAGCCCTTGCCAACATCCCCAATACCGAACCTTGTCCAGAATGCGGCTCAACTATCGACGGCATTCCTACTCCCCCACCTGCCGCCACATCTCTCCCGCTATAGCATCCAACTCTTCCTCTTCCTTCGTCAACCCACGCGCGGGGGGAAAGGGCTTACTATAGCTGTCCAACAAGATCAACACCACGACAATCACAAATATACCACCAAAGAGCAAGAAGAACGTCCAGTCCATAACGCTTTCTCCTTTCACTAACACCCTGACTTGTACACCAGTATACCACAATATGACGCAGTTGACAAAAGTACAGACAACGGGGCAAGGAAAAACAACACCATGAATCCACAAACCACAAACTCAACAACAGAAACATGGAAGGATATCCCCGGATATGCGGGATATTACCAAGTCAGTGATCTAGGGAATGTTAGAAGCCTGCGCTATGGCAAACCACTAAAGCCAATACGAAAAGCAAAAGGATATCTGGGCGTAGGACTAACAGTGAAGAAACAAGTGAAACAATTCCTTGTTCACAGACTGGTTCTGCTCACCTTCATTGGCCCAAGTCCACTAATAGTCAATCATATCGATGGTGACAAGACAAATAACCATCTCTCTAATCTCGAATATGTTACCTATCAAGAAAATACAAACCACGCAATCGCTACCGGACTTACTCCAGCAAAACTAACAGCAACAGACGCAACCGTAATCCGAGAGTTGCGCTCGCAGGGTAAGTCTATCAAATGGCTCTCCCGAACATTCGGAATAGATACAAAACACGTCCGAGATATTATCAATCGCATTTGGTGGAAAGAAGCTGCGTGACTTGACACTTGTACGGGATAACGGGAGCAAGGGGTTACATTTGTGATCGGTAGTATAAGAGTATAGGAGGTGGAACAGGAATGATCCACCCCTACCCCCCTATCCCCTCACCCGCACAGGAGGTGCGTCATGTCTAATTGGATACTGGAGCAGGCGGCGCAGATGAAGTCTGAGGACAGGCCAGCGCCTGCGCTGGTAATGGCTCTGAGAAACAACCAGGGCAGAACGGGACTGCGCCTAGAGCTGGTTGACGGGCAGATCGTACGTCTTAACCCGTACAGCAGCAGCGTCGATCCGCGTGATCAGTCGGTGCTTCTAGATGATGGAGGGTTGGCACATTGGAGAACCATCCGGAGAGTGGTACTCGGTGGATGGTTGGTAGTATGGGAACGGTAGGGCATGGTACAGCCTGTGTAGCATAGGGGTAGGACAGCCTACCCCTATGTGAGTCAGGCCAGGGTAGAGATACCCTGCTACGCTCAACCTACATGTTGGTAGGCTCTCGCCCCTGTGCTCATGGCATGGGGGCTTTGCGTTATGGAGGTGTAACGTGAAAGGCTATGTGACTAAGATCGAGTTGGTGCGTGTGCATGGACAGGTGTCCCTCACCACACGCAAGCACTGCGATACCCCTATGGGTGCGCATGTCGTAGAGGACATGACGCCCATGACGGAGAGCGCTATTCGCTCATGGCTGACTGGTCGTGGCTGGTACTACGCAGGGCACAAGGCTGGCGTGTACACGTACAAGCCAGGGCATAAGGCCACTACCCTCACGGTGGAGGTGTAGCCATGTCCCCTATCCACCTAGTAGTCAGGGACAGCACCCTTGGCCCTATCGTAGAGGCCAAGGGTACAGGACGTATGTCACACGCAGAGCAAGAGCGCCTAGAGCGCTATGCTGCAGAGCGTGTGGCCTATGACGTAGACGGTACTCTCACGTTCAACCCTGAGCGTGAGAGTGTACGTCTGTCGGATGGTGTGCGCAGCAGGGTACGCATCACCATAGGCAAGTCTTGGTAGCCCTGCATCTACATGGCCGGCTCCCCGCTCAGGGCGCTTGCCCGTTGCTAACCTGTTCTATCGCAGAGGCTGACTGCGTAATCAACAGCCTTGGAGGTTCACATGGCACAGTCATGTGTGTTCTGTGGTAATCAGGTAGTGTGGGCTGATGTGATGGCTACGCGTGAGGGTAAGCGTGTAGCAAACATCGCAGACAGCAGGGGACTGATGGCGCTGGAAGAGCGCCAGCAGTACATCCACATGGGTATGGTGTGTGGCCCATGCTGTGATGGCACCCTGGATGCCCAGGGCGTGCTGCACACTGCCACGCCAGCCCCCCACTGCGAAATCTGCAACAGCGGTGTATGTGATCACGTGTGGGAGGATGAGTCGTAAGTCAGTATTCGCCCGCCCCTGTGCGGGCACCCGCCTGGCTCGGAACCGGGTTCCGAGCCAGGCGGGTGTCCACCACGGACGCCTATCTCAACCCTGCCCGGCCATGAGCCGGGCTTTCTGTTTCTGGAGGTGTGTCATGACGGAGAAGCAACTGAAGACCCTGTTGGAAATCGCCGCTGATGAAGCCGCAGACTTCGACATGGCTGGAAAAACCGGCTATGGCAAGGTGTACGATCTCATCATGGCGGCGTTGAACGCCATCGACAATCGCCAGCGCCACTGCGAAATCTGCAACAGTGGTGTATGTGATCACGTGTGGCCAGACTAACCGCAACGGGATTAGCACCCCGTGAAGGGCCTGTGCGATAGGCCCTGTGCCGGTGCAAAGCCGGTGTCAACACCACGGGCCACGGCCCACAGCAAAAGGAGATCAGGAACATGGCAACTATCGTATCAGTCAAGGTAGGCAAAGGCCACGAGCTGCGGCTAGTGCAGGGCAAAAAGGTTTTGCACGCCGTGACTTACTGGCCCGACCAGCAAGCCAGCGTGAACGCGGCTTATGATCTGATCAACGCCGAAGCTAATCGGCTGGGGGTGAAGTTGGAGTAACAAATCCCTGGACGGCTCGGCAGGGCCAGCACCCAAACGTAACCAATCGTGCGAGTGCTGGCCCGTTGGATTACCTGTGGTCTGGGCTACCGTGCCCACTGACGAAGGCCCTGTGGTGAGGGCCGAAACTACATCCTGGACGCTGACCAGGTATCAACAGCGATGGAGGTGTACTGTGTCCAACTTCGCTTACTGCCCTGAGTGCAAGGAAGTCATCGAAGCGCAGGAGCCCTGCTCTTGTGTATTCAATGCCGTTGGCACCCTGGATGCCCAGGGCGTGCTGCACACTGCCACGCCAGCCCCCCACTGCGAAATCTGCAACAGCGGTGTATGTGATCACGTGTGGGAGGATGAGTCGTAAGTCAGTATTCGCCCGCCCCTGTGCGGGCACCCCTCTGCATCGTAGCCCGGCTACGGTTCAGAGTGGTGTCCACCTACGGACGCTTAAAACCCTACGCCCCCTGCGGGGGCAAAGCACTAGGAGGTGCTACAATGTCTCGCTTCAACGCCAAGATGAGCAGCTTCTACGTGGACGGCGCACTGCTGTCCATCAACGTTCCGCACATGTCGCCCGTTCGCAACGAGGTGATAGACGTGGCCTATGGCTACGACTATCCCACGGCGACTTACTTCATCGATCTGTTCATCTTCGAGGATGAGCCGGTGGAGTTGTTCTATGGGCGCTTCTCAATGGGAAGGCGCATCACCCGCGGCCAGATGCTGGAACTGGCAGATTACCTGCAATTGGACGAGCTGGTACGCGCGGTTGCGTCCGATCTTCCACTGTAACCACAACGGCTGGTATATGCCGTGAAGCCCCGTGCGATGGGGCTGTTCCGGTGCAAAGCCGGTGATCCTAGAAAGGGGGTGCAAGCACATGCACCTATCCCAGCGCTACAGGCGTTTCCGTCAAAGCCCCTCGCCCGTCACGACTGTACCACCGCGCGCTTTCCGTGTGCCGGGCGACGCCACGTTCGCAAGGGGGCGTAAACCCTACATGGCCCATAATCGACACACGGTTGTCCTGGCGCACGCGTTCCATACGCGGGACGACGCCACGCCAGCACAGCCGTAATCCCGACAATCCTCATAATCCCCTACTGGCTGGCCTGGCGGGCAGTAATCCCGACAACCCCGCTCACACGGTCGGCACGCTGGCGCAGCACGGACGCCCAGTCCCATCACACACTCGGAGGTTCACCATGAAGACCCTGTTCGTTCTCCCCCTGGCCACCGTCCTGGTCGTCGCCCTGCTCATCGCGGGCGCTGCGGCCGTCACCCCTGACTTCGCCATCCAGAGCGAGGTCTGGGATCTGCAAGATGGCGTTTGGGACGTTCGTGTCTGTGCCATCGTCGTCTACTTCGCCGGCCCTGTCGTCCTCGAAGACCGCGCTGACTGCGGCCTGCCCTGGGCCGTGACCACACGTTAAGTGGTAACGTTACCATTAGTTAGCCTAACTAACTAATGGTAACGTTACCACCTGTACCGTACCCGTGAATTCTCTCATAGGTGGTAACGTTACCACCCGTGATGCATTTCACACCCGGTAACGTTACCATTAGTTAAGATGTCTTAACTATTAAGATGTCTTAACTATTAAGATGTCTTAACTAATGGTAACGTTTCCACCCTGTATGCATACTTGACAACTGTACAGCACCATGTTATACTGTTGTCTAGATGATTTGTGGGCGGTTTTGGCGCAAAATCACTCTTAACAACCAAATAGGTGTCTAAAACAGGGGTTTGGACAGGGATGAGGACGCTCCTTTGGTGTATCTTGTCCTCAACTCTGGCCCCGACTGTATGATTGTCTCGATATAAGTATACAGGTAGCGGCTTACGCCGCACGGACTGTTGGGGTAAATAAACCCTGACAGATTTTGTCAGTGATAGTCCAGACGCTGACTGGGTATTAACAGCGTAGGAGGTATCTCATGGGTATGTATGGCATGGTTCTTGGCGAGCAGGTAAAGCTCACTGGGTTGTTTGAAAGCGTGGCTTATGACCTGAACTTGGTAAAGGATAGCCACTGCATCTTGAATGCTGCTGACGTTTGTGAAGTTGTTCGGCATATGCGTCAGGCGTTCAAGGATGGTAGTACTATGGAGCGCTACGTCTATGGGACGGAGGATGAGTTGGCTACGCAGGAGCCGCTCACCAACATGCAGTCTGTTTGGCACTTTGAGCGGGATGTGCGCACGTTTGCGTTGCTGGCAGAGTGGTTAGCAATGCCGGAGAGACGAAACGGAGCGTATAGGTTGTATTTTAGTTAGGAGAGGTACATGGACAACAAGAAGGCTGGTAAGTTGTATCAGACGGTGTATGAGGCTGCGCGTGAGGTTGGGGTGCGCGGCGATTACTCCAAGCTGGCTCGCTGGGCTGTGCGCCAGGGTATCATCACCAATGATGAGGCTGCGTTGATGATCTCCTACCGGGGCAAGGAATGGCATGGCCCTGGTGACGGGAAGATCAGCAAGCGGCGCTACCACAAGGCGTGTCGCAAGATCAGCCCCACCGCCGACTACCAGGAAAGGATCAGGGACAGGCGCATCAAGGCGCTGTCCAGTGAGGTTAAGTATCGCAACGACTAAAGCCCGTTAGGCCCAAAGCGGTACATCGTAGCCGGGCTACGGTGTACATCGGGAATGTCCGAGCCATCGTTTGGGCGATGGTAATCTAGTTGGTGATTGCAGGAGGTGTAAGGTGGCGAATTCCAGTGTGCAGATCATGTGGCAGCGCAACGCCGTGGTGCAGGCGGCGTGCAAAAGCAGTCCGGCTGTGTTCATGGCCCTGATGGAAAGCAACACGTTCCAAGCGGGCTTGGACGCTCTCGATCCCGAATGCCCCTGCTATGTGAAGGACAAGGGGATCGCGCAGTGTGTCTATCTGGGCTTGATGTCCATGATTGACAACTTGCGAGATGCAACGTCGTAGCCCCCTTGGGGCATCTAGTTCCAATCTCTTCTCTTGGCCTATCAACGGCCACGTCTCGATCCTAGACGAAATCGCTGGTGGAGAGCCAGCAACATGAAAGTAGTCTAGGTGGCAACCCCGATTACGGATAGACGCCTGGGCCTGCCAGGAGAGAGGGGATTGGAACCATTGTTAGTTGGAGGTGTGACGTGTCCAACTTCGATGTGACTATCCACACAGATGGATCATGCATTGGGAACCCCGGCCCTGGGGGCTGGGCGGCAATCCTGACTAGCTCGCTGGGATCTCGCAGCAATTACCGCGAGATCAGCGGGCATCGCCCCTCTGCTACCAACAACGAGATGGAGTTGGTAGCAGTGCTGGAGGCGCTGAAGGCCATCAAGCGCACTGGGTTGTCTGTGGCGATCTACACGGACAGTCAGCTAGTAATTGGCTTGTTGGGTGGCGACTTCACCACCAAGAAGCCACACTTGCAGGCTCTAGTGAGGCAGATTAAGATGGTGGTAGAAGCCAAGTATCTGTCCGTTGATTGGTTCCATGTCAAGGGACACAACGGCAATTCCAACAACGTGCGTGCTGATCAGTTGGCACGCAACAAGGCGCGCATGGCCGCATAACTGCTATGCGAAACGTAGCCCGGCTAGGAAAGTAGGAGGTACTATGTCTCTCGTCGTCCACTGCAAGCAATCCCCGTTCGACGTATATATCGGGCGGGGCCAGGGTAGCATCTTCGGCAATCCCTTCACCCACAAGGAAGGGACGCAGGCCGCGGTCGTTGTGGGATCGCGTGAGGAGGCCGTTCAGGCGTTCCGTGATTGGCTGGCCGGCGTGGCTTACCAGGACGTGGAGCCTGAGCGCCGGCAGGCCATCCTGGATGCCATCCCCACGCTCAGGGGCAAGGTGTTGGCCTGTTGGTGCGCGCCGCTGGCTTGTCATGGTGATGTACTGGCAGAGTTAGCGAATGGTTGCCAGCACGAGCACACCACGCCCGCTGTGGCATCCAAGACGCCGCCTACCGTTGCTCCTGGCAACATCCACAGCGGCACCAAGAACGGGTTGGCAGTCCTCACCAACCCCACAGTGATGGCAAAGCGTAAGGGGACAGTGCGCGGCGACTTCCCCATTACCATCGATGGTAAGCTATATGAGGATGCAGAAGCAGCTTACCAGGAGATAAAGTGGAAGATCCCCAACACGGACAAGGATCGTGAGGATCTGTGCACGCGCGTCATCGAAGCCAAGTTGCGGCAGTATCCGCAGCTGGTGGAATTCATCCGCCACAATGGTGGCGTGACGTGGTTGAGTAAGTGCAGCCACCACGTTCACGCGCAGTCCAGTGGCTTTCAGTATTGGGAAGGCGATGGTTTCGATAGCGCCTTCATCCGCTGTCTCATCAAGGCTTACAAGTTGGTGAGATAGCAACCACGTAGCCCGGCTACGAACAAGGCCCCCGCAAGGGGGCTTTTTGTTTGCGTAGAATTCGTAGCCGGGCTACGGTTTTGGTTGGCGCTAGTCGGTAGCGGCTGGCGCCGCAAGGCAGTTCCAAGTCTATTCGATCAACCATTCAGCGCTTAGGAGGCGCACTAACATGACTACCCCAACCCTTGAGACCGTACAGACTGCAATCGAGAACCGTGTTTGGTTGAAGACCACGTATCAATCCCGCGACATGGAAACCGGCCAGATCGTGCTGCGCCGGCGCGGTATTCTCCCGTTTCGTGTGTACCAGTCGGGCGCAGGCGATTTCGTCGTAGACGGCTATGACACCTATCGCAACGATGTTCGCACGTTTCGGCTGGATCGTTTCGCAGAGATGGAGTTGGGAGAGGCCCACAATGGTTCTGATCCCAACATCATCTACACAAAATCTGCTAAGTTCGTGGTGTGGCCGGCAGCTTGGAACCTGATCCAGGCGCGGCCCCAGGGTGTGAGCGAAAACGCCCTTCCCAAGTTTCTTGAACACGGCTGGACGCTGGTACCGTGTTCAAGCGTGATCGTCAAACCGTCCTAACTTACCCCTTACCCCTTACCCCGCGGGCGCAAAACAGAGCAAAAGCGCCAGAAATGCCCGCTGGGTATGGGGTATACCCCCTGATCTACCCCACTTTCTTGCCCTACGCGCTAGCGTGGGGCTTCTCTTTGTCATGGAGGTGACACCGTGAGTAACCCTATCCCTAACTGGGCGCTGGAGAGCAGCGACCCGCGTGTTCAGTACATTATCGAGACGCTCATCGCCAGCGAGAATGCCACTCGCGAGGCTTTCGAGGCCGAGATCTATGCAGGCGCTTGGAACCAGGCCTTGTTGATCACTGGCAACGCTTCCCAGGAAGAGGACGGCTTGGCCCTGCGCTGGGCGCAGATGGATGCGAAGCAGGCCAAGATCGCCAAGCGCGCTGTGTCCGATCACAAGGATATCAAGCGCGCCACGAAACGCCCCCGCATCGGCAAGAAGGACGCTGCTGGCGAGTGGTTGGCCGCTTTGGGCCAGGACGATCCCGTCACGCCCGATGATGCGGTGATCTTCGCGTCTGACACCGCCGATCGCGAGGCGTTGTCCGACTTGGTGAGCACCGAGGCCGAGCGTGATGGCGATTGGGGCGTTGAGCGCCCCCACGTTGATTGGAAGATGGACGTCATCGGCCAGTTGCTGGCGTGGGCTGGCAAGAGCGACTTGCCCCGCGAGCCGTTGGCCAATGTGTTGGCAACCATGGAAGCCAGACGCGAGATGCTGTCCGAGAAGCAGATGGCGCTGGCTGATCGGTTGTTGGCAGACTTGGAAGCCGAGCCGACCTACAGCTTCCGCTGGGCCAACATGCTGCTGCCCAACGGTAAGCGCGAGAGGCGCGAGATCATGACGCGCACCACCAGGATCAACGCCCTGGCCCGTAAGGCTGATGCGTGCGAGTTCCTGGTGGACGAAGCTCTGGACGAGTACGAAAACGTCCAGGCTGCGTGGGATGAGGAAGCCCACCCGCGCAAGGACACCACCCCGAAGGTGGAAGTCTCACCCGAGCGCCAGCTGTCCTGGTTGGACTGGGTTGCCAACCAGAAGGCGAAGGGCGGCAAGCCCTGGCTGGAACGCCCCACCTACATCAGCGTGTTGAGCTATGCGTTCGAGACGCAGGCCAAGACGCCCACCGAGGCGCACAATCGCGCCTACAACGCGGATAGCCTGCGCTACGAGAAGAACGTCCATGGGTTCGATCCCATCAAGGACGAGTTCATCGTCAAGGTGAACAAGGCTGGCGAGATCCGCCGCGTCCCCGCTGCTGATGCGCGCGTGGCGTATCCGTACCTGCCCGTTGCCGCCAAGCAGAAGCTCAACAGCTTGGCGAAGCAGGCGAAGGGCATTTCGTAGCCGGGCTACGAAATCAGTAGCGGCTAGCGCCGCAGGAGTAATTAGGCAGGGAAAACGGGTCAAGCTCCCTAATCGCCTGGGTCGCCATAACCTGCCTGATTGCTCTGTCTCTCTTGGCCGTCGAGAGAGACAGAGGGAACCCGACATGCTACGCATCATTCCTTCATCTGGTGCATGTCTGGTTCCTTCTGTCCCACTCACCGGGGGGCCACCGCCAGCTCGCAGCCCAGCGCCGACGCTTGCGGTGGTATTCCAAAAACTTACTGTACATTTGTCAATATTGCTACTTGACAAGTGTACAGTTGTGTGGTAGTATGTTCTCAGATCGAACGAACACACACCCAACAAGGAACCGCAACCATGAAGACCTACACCATCCGCATCGAAGACCACAAGAACGAGAAGTACATCGAGACCGAGGCAATCGGCAAAAAGGCACTGAGCGCTGTCCTGCACAAGGTCGAGATGAAGAATGAAGCGCTGATGGTGAAGGACGACCGAGACCCTCGAGGGTATCGACACGTAGCTCGTTACGGCGTCAAAGTCAGCTAACACCCACCCAGCCCGCAGGGATAGCGGGCGAAACAGGAGACAGATCATGGCACGCACAGAAACGCACTACGATGTATTCAAGAATGTTAGCAATTTTGCAATGCCAGTCGAGCGGGGATTTCAGACGCTCGGCCAAGCCAAGCAGTCAATCATTGACCTGAAGGTATCGAAGCCTGGCGTGTATTGGGTGCGCAAGACTGTCGTAACTGATTACAGCGCGGAAGATATTGGCATGATTGACGACCAGAGCTAACCCCCCCACCCGCCACCGGCCCCTCGTCTATACTGGCAGGATCGCCAGCACACAGGAGCCGGGGCGCACGAACAGCCGCCACGCCGATGCATCACTCGCCAGCAACAGTGTTGGCAGCGACCACGGCGACAGGCACGTACAACAAACCGCGCCCCTAATCTTGACAATTGTACAGAGACAGGTTATACTGCTGTACATCGAAAGGATAGTCATGAGCGAACTCAGAACATTCATTAAACGACTAGAAGCTGCCGGATGGTATGAGGACTGCCCCAGACAATATGCCTGGTTGTATCGAAAGAAAAGATGGACATGCATCATCGACTTTCGATATGGAACAACGTTTTACAAATCGTAGCCGGGCTACGAAGTAGCGGCCCAGGGCCGCAGAAAGCTAGTACCATGAGCGACATTCACACGCCAGTAGAGATTTCACGGTTTAGCCAGGTTGTCGACTTTCTTATGAGTGACGTGCCGGTACAGGACAACTGGCAGCTAGAAGTTTGGGGGTATGACTGCCAGGGCGATACTGGATCGCTGATCGACGAGTATTTGTATCTTACACATCACGATAACAGAGTTGTGCTCTGTGTTGGGACATACGCGAAACAGGATTTTGTTGAATGGCGTGTTGATGACATTCGCTTGCGCAAGATGGCAGAAGCACGCAAGGAAGTTGAAAAGAAAGATGCCATTGCGGAAGCACGGCGTGTCCTGCGCATGTATGGCGCAGGTTTAGAAGATGATGAGTAGCGCCTAACGGCGCAGTAATCTTAGACTAGGCCAAAGGTGCGACTGCAAAAGGTAACACACCACCACGCAGGCGGGTTCGACTCCCGCCCTAGTCTCTAGCGGAAAGATCGTCACCATTACACTTAGGGTGAATAGTGCTGAGCGAGCCGCTTAGCTAGTCTGTTCGTGACACCCCACGTTCCATGAATTCTCACCCGGACACAGTGAGGATGACGGCAGACCGGCAAACCTAATCCTGCTGATTGCGAACCCTGAACGAATAGTACCGTTTGGCGATGACCGGACGGTTGACGGACGAAGGGTAGGCAGCAGGTGAAGTCAGCCATGGGTTACGCAGGAGAAACTCGGCGGCGACTCTGGGCAACGGGCCACAAGGGCTAGATGCGGCTGGGTGGATGCGTAGAACCGTCGATGACTGGCGAAAGCGGTACAAAGAGCAACCGCCGCCCCGTGGATTTGCTGCACGGGAACCAATTCGGAAGGTAGCGACTATCGTCGCATGAGCTTTCAAGCCTTGCAAAGCAAGGCAAAGTCACAGAGAGGCCCGCCAGCGCCTTAGACTGGCAAGGAGACATTCACATGTATAGCAAGACTATCATCGTCGGTCACATCGGTCGGGATCCTGAGCAGCGTTTCACCCCCAGCGGTAAATCCGTAGTCAACTTCTCCGTCGCAACCAACCGCTCGTGGACAGATCAGGACGGGCAGCGCCAGGAAAAGACTACGTGGTTCAAAGCCACTGCCTGGGGCAAACTGGGCGAGTTGTGCGCGCAGTATTTAACCAAGGGCCGGCTGGTGCTCGTGGAAGGCGAGATCGATGCCAGTGCGTGGACTGCGCAGGACGGAACGGCACGTGCCACTTTGGAACTGAATGCCAATAACGTTCGGTTCCTGGGCAGCAATGGTGAGAGCCACGCACTGGACGAAAAGCCCGTCACCAAGGCTAAGCCGCAGGCACTGCCGGACAGCTTCGAGGACGAGGACATTCCCTTCTAACGACACGACTGGGGTAGGGTGCTGGTGGCCCTACCCCGTAACTCCCTGACCAGTGCCAGCGTTTGTGTGCTCCAGGTGCTCACCTCCCGCCATGTTGAGCTCGGCGCTGGCACTGGTTAGAGAGTTACAAGCAAAGCAACAAAGTGCTAGTTTTCCGTTTATGAGAACGTCCCTACGTTGGACGTATCCCCACTGACATTACTCAATCGCACGCCTTCCAACTTCAGGGCGACGCCACGTTTCGTGGCAGAAGGATAGGACGATGGCACAAGTACCACAAGATTGGTTGAATCAAGATTGGTTGAAGCTGGCTGATGCCGCGCCCGCCATGCTTCAAGTGCTCAAAGGTGTCCAGTTGGCGTATTGGAGTCGTGATGCGATAGAAGTCAATGCACATGGTTGGGCTGACGATGTGCAGGCAATCATCATGGAAGTCGATCCCCTTTGGTATGATCAGTTCAATGCGCCATTTCGTAGCCCGACTACGGAAGGAGAGTAAGCGATGAGACTCCAAGAAGCGTTTGATATTGTGCTCGACTTGGCCGAGCAGGGCGTGCTTGAAGACGATCAGGTTGATTGCGCAGAGCTAGAACGCGAACAAAAGCGCCAGCATAGAGCGATGGTTATGGCGCATGAGTATGTTCGTAACAACTTGTGGGCTACGGAAGGAGAGTGATCATGTTGTTAGCTGCTCTTAATAGATACAGGGAAGAGTTGGAAGCTGCTGAATTTGATTTGAAGTGTTGCCAGCGAGAACGTGGTTATAACCTCGCCCGCGCACAGGCCGCAGAAAACGTGTTGCGCGAAGCCCTCGCCTGGCTTGAAAACGCCCCTATCAGCTACGCCAATGGTGTTACCCACAACGGTATTGACGAGGGCGACGTGCGCGGTGGTAAATACCACAATCTGCTGGTGGCGAAGATCAAGCAGGTGCTGGAAAGAGTAAGCTAATGGCTCAAATCATCATTGAAGTGCAGGGCGGCAGTATTTCCAACATCACGCCGGCTGATGCTAACGTGCGCATTGTCGATTGGGACGACTTAAGAGAAATGGGTATCCACTGCCCCACTTGTAAGAGATTCAATTATCTCTGCATTAACAAGTATTCCTATCCCGAAAACTGGTTCTTCTGCAGAGCATGTGGAACCAGCTTTGAATTCCCCAAGGAGGATTAGATGAAAGTACAAATCCAGCAAGATGCACTCAACCGCGGCCTCGCCATTGTAAGCCGTGCCGTCAACCCTCGCAGCACATTGCCAGTGCTGCACAACGTCATGATCCAGGCAGAGAGCGGTTTTGATGATAGCAACCTGATCTTGTCTGCTACCAACCTAGAGATCGGCGTGCGTTGCTGGATCGGGGCCAAGGTGGAGGACGAGGGATCTTGCACCATTCCCGCTAAGTTGTTGAGCGAGTTTGTGGGCGCATTGCCGGCAGGGGATCGCGTCAACCTGAAGCTCAGCGACAAAACGATGATTCTCAATCTCAAGTGCGCCCGCTACGACACTAACATCAAGGGTATTCCCGCTACCGAGTTTCCCCTGATCCCCGACAATGACGAAGACGGCGCCATCACGATGCGTGCTGATCTGCTGCGCAAAATGATCAGCCGGGTGGTCTTTGCTGCGGCCATCGATGAGAGCCGGCCCGCCCTGTTGGGTGTGAAGGTGACGTTTGACGGCGCAACAGCAGAGATGGCTGCGACAAATGGCTTCCGTCTTGCCGTTGCAAGCGCGGTGTTGGAAGAGCCGGTAGAGAAGAAGGTGGAAGTTGTCATCCCCGCCAAGTCCTTGAATGAGTTGAGCCGCATCATCAGCCTGTTGCCCAAGGACATGAACGATACCACGCACATCGTAAGCATCGTCGTCACGCCCAAGGGCAATCAAGTGATGTTCAAGATGCCTGGCGTGGACATGATCACGCAGGTGTTGGACGTCAACTTCCCCAAGTATGAAGCGATCATCCCCAAGAGCCACACCACCAGCGCCGTGGTGGAAACCAAGACGCTGCTGAAGGCACTGCGTGTAAGCAACCTGTTCGCCCGAGATAGTAGCCACATGGTACGTTTCACGGTTGAGCCGGCGAGCGAAGAAGCACCCGCCAAGATGATTGTCACGTCCACCTCGGCAGAGGCCGGCGACAACATCGCCAGCCTAGATGCTGTTGTTACTGGCCCCGAAGCCGTGATTGCCTTCAATGGCCGCTACATGCTGGACGTGTTGAGCGCAATCGACGACGCACAGATTACGCTAGAGACAACGCGGCCCAGCGCCCCTGGCGTTGTGCGTCCGTATGGCGACAGTAGCTACTTGTGCGTCGTCATGCCAATGCACGACAGCAATGCACCAACGAAGAAGTAGCAATCTCATGGCAGTAGCGCCCTAATGGGCGCACTGTCATGCGAGAAAGGACAGAGCCATGTACAAAAACGACTTCGAGGATTGGGATGATGAACCGTCCCAATACTGGGCCGAGCTAGAGGAATGGTACCTAGACGGCGATGAAACCGAAGATTGGGATGACAAAGAACCAGCCCGCCGCAAGCCGCAGGGCTTCAGCCCTGGCGGAGTGTCACTATCGAGCGGATTGCTCGGTTACCGATGTACATGCAGAATATCGAGTATACGGTGGGCGTCGCCAAGAACAAGGGCAAGCAGTACGTGAGGGTGAAGCTGTACAAAGGCGCATACGCTAATCGCGCTGGGGTAATCTTTGCAGAAGCCTACATGGATGCCCCCATGCTGGTTGAGAAGGCAGAGTTGGGCATTCCACTAACCATCTGGCGGTTCTCAGACCTGCACGACAGTTGGATTGCAGCAGAACACCGGGCAGAATGGCTGAAACACATAGAGTATCCGTGGGCCAACACGATACAGGCAGTGTTTGAAAAAGTCATTGCCCACAACGATAGTTGGGATGATAAAGATAGCCGACTTGAGCGACAATGGCTGAACCTCGCCAGGGCTGCTGAAGTAGCCATGGGCAGAGCCAACAAATTCAAGCCAGTATTGTATTCTACCCATTTCGAGAGCGCGTTGTTGGATTTGTATCCCAACATGCAGGTTAGAACGCAGGTGGGCGCAGCACAGTATTGGCTGCAAAACCCCTAATTCCCGCGCCCCCCAACTTGACAATTGTATAGACATGAGTATACTACAGTCTAACAATTGCGAGTGAGTTTTTACGAAAGGACATACCATGATACCTGAAAACGAGCGTTGGGAAGGGATTGAACTACTAGGATATTGGGCGCTGTTGCTGGGTTTAATAGCTGCTGTGCTTTTTGCTGCTGCCGGTGTCGTTGAGCTTGGCAAACGCATCTTGGCTGTACTATGGCCGTGGATGCAGACTCACAGTGATCAACTCATAGTTGGCCTTTTCATAGGCATTTCGATTGCGACAGTAGTCGCATTATGCGTCGAGGAGAAGAAACGATGAGACTATTTCTCGCACTCGTTTTACTGGTAACGCTGGCCCTGCCACCAGCACTACCGTCAAGTTGTAAAATATTTGGGAAATATCCCAAGTACGTATGTTTGTGCGGCAAGATAGCACTTCCTCTGCGATGGTGTAAATAACCCACAAAGAAAGGCTGATGCTCATGGCACGCTCACCGCCCCACTGATGGTTAAATGTTCCTTAATGGTCACAGCGCAATTGGGCGCACTAACACATCAACTGGAAAAGAAAGTAGGGATCAAGCCATGTAAACCTAACGGCCAACCCATTGCCCTGGATGGTGCCAGTCAACGCACTGGCTGGCGCCATCCCATTCCGTAGCCGGGCTACGGAAAGAGAGTGATCATGTTGTTAGCTGCTCTTAATAGATACAGGGAAGAGTTGGAAGCTGCTGAATTTGATTTGAAGTGTTGCCAGCGAGAACGTGGTTATAACCTTGCCCGCGCCGAGGCCGCCGAAGACCGCGCCGAGGCCGCCGAGCAGAAGTTACGTGAAATCGCACAGTTTACGTTGAAAACCAACACTCGCGCCGAGGCCGCCGAGGCCAAGGCAGCAAGGCTTAAGAAAGCCCTGGACAGCCTGTTTGATGCCCACTACGGCATGAGCTATCATCACTGCGGCGACGGCGACGGCTTGAACCCAGAAGAAGCCGCGGAGATCGTGGCACTGGTCAAGGAGTGACCCCGTGAAACATCACTACTCAGCCAACGGCCATACCACGGTCTGCGGCCATAACATCCGAAAACACTTCAGGCCGTGGGCGTTCCGCACCTGGGGGCCAGTGACCTGCAAACGCTGCCTACGGTACAAGGACGCCATCGACGTTGAGGAGTTGCAGGACGCCATCGAGGAGCACGGCGAAGAAGCGCTGGCATGTAGCGCGCCAATAGCAGCGGAAGTTGAACGGTTGCAAGTAACCCTGGACGAAGCGCTCCGCATGTTTGACATGGCGGCTAAAAATGCTGTCGCTCTCTATCGTTAAGGTGCGTTGGACTGGAACAACAAGCTGTTACCACCGGATGATAACGTGCTCCTACACGCTGGACTGCAATGCATGTTTGATGAACCATCTCCGGCACGCGACATTGAGTGGCACGATCAGTTGTCAGAATGCCGCCTTGAAAACGCACGCCTGTGTAAGCAAGTGTCAACACTGCGCAAAGTATTACGCCGCATGGACTGGTTGGAAGCGGGCGATGAAGTATCTGGATCCGATGTGATTGCTATGAGAGAAGCGCTTGAGGCAACCGCCTAATGTCCTTTCTGTCTTTTCTCGAAAGCCTATTTGGTGTCCCTGCCAAGAAGCCCGTCTCTACTCGACAGCTGTCTTTGCACGATGAGGGCTACATCACCCAATTGCTTGCAGATCCCAAGCCGACGAAGTGCCCGCATTGTGGCGAACAACAGCCACCAGTGCAACTTAAGACCCGCAAGCGCCGCATCACCGTCCTGCGCAACAGCGCAGGGGCGGTTCTTCACTACGAGATTGAGCCATGAAATGTGAACTTTGCAAAATCCAAAGTGTCATGCGCGAGGTGATGCAAATGATTGACGATCTGCCAGTTATCGGTGCGAATTTGCTTGACGACGCAGTAAGTGATGTTTACAACGCCGCCGATCTTTGCGTTGGCATGTTCAATCATTACCAGCCTTGTTCCAACAACGAAGAGGACAGCACCGAATGAACTACTGCCTGGACTGTCAATCGACTCGCATCATGTTTGGTAAGTGCTGCCAGTGCGGTAGCAATCGGATAGGAAGGTGGTTTGTACTGTTGTCCCCGGTTAATTCGAGTTAAGTAGGAATCGCACAGGTAGCGCCTGACGGCGCACTACCAGTTACACGCAAGCAGCCCCTGGCCCGGCCCAGGGGCATTTTATTCCAGGAGGTAGTGATGTACGTCACGTTACTCGATAGCATCAAGCGCAAACGTTTTACCACGCCATGCGCAGCGTATGTAGAGCATGATAGTGATGGCCTTGTCTTGCTCGAACTCACAGGCGCCACGTCTGCCGTAGAGGCCATGTGGGCGCACATCGTCAAGGGGCGCACCGAGCGCAGCCTAACTCCGACGACGCTGCACTTCAACGTGGGATCTGTATCCCACAACCTGCGCGTCATTCCCCAAACTAGCTACAAGCGGGCAACCTCACAACGGGATCGCATGATCATTCAGCATGAGGGACTGTCTCGATATCGCTATGACTACCTGCTGAAAGGCGACATGGATACCCCATCGCCATGGTTCTACCAGGCCCTGGCATTGAAGCTGCCGTATCCAGTGCTGAAGCATTGGACAAAACCATTGTGGATACACGCCATTGATGGCAACTTGATAGTGCCAATCAAGACGGCATATGGCGTGTCAGCATGGACACTACATGCCGACGACTATTACCTAACAGGCTGGGAGAAACTCATTACCAGCTTGATCAAGAAGAAAGTGCTCACTACGGAGGTACCCAATGGCTAGACTCGCCGGACTTGAGAAAGCCCTTTACTACCCCACTGATCTCGATACGGTAGAACTCATCGCCCAACATGTCACGATTAGCGGGTATAGCAAGAGTAGTACATTCGTGATTGATCCCTGTATCGGTGAGGGATTGGCCGTTCATCGCTTTGTTCAAGCACTCAAGGGCAAGCCTTGGGACGACGCTGTTGCATCGATGCGTAGTAGTAGCTACAGCAGCTATGCGAACCAATACGCTAATGATGTTCACGCAAGTCGTGATCTGATCACCATCAAAGGCATTGAGTTGGACGCCGAGCGTGCCAAGGCTGCGAAGGAACTGCTGGGCGAGAAGAACATTCTCGAAAGCCCAATGGAAAATGCAGCCGTTGTCGACAAATTTGATCTTATGTGGTGCAACCCACCCTACACGTACAGCAATGGCCGGCGCGTAGAGTTGAATTGGGTAGAGCAGACATCCAACTACCTGAAGGACGGTGGCACCGCTATCTTCATCCTACCCGATATGTTTGTGAGCTATCGCAAGGATGATGGCGGTTATGGCCTGAATGAAGGGAAGTACGCGCGGGAAATGGGGACGTCACTGGCGAAAGCTGGTTACTCTTCCAACTTGTTAGTGTTGCGCTTCCCCGATTCGTCATACTCGCAGTTCAAACAAGTTGCGGTGTTTGCAACCAAAAATAACCGCAGCAGTGGATGCAGTGGTGATAACCATCGCCTAATTGTAGCAGGCAACGTTGGCGACCTTTTTACCTACGATCGCTATGGACAGAGGCGCGACAACAAGCACGGTTTCCGGCTGGACGGTGGCGTTGGCCGTACTGAGCCCACTATCACCCGCGCGGTAGAAGGACTGCCAAAGGAAAGCGTGTTCGCCAATGGAAACATCCCCGCCAGCATGATTGACTTCTTGGGAGATCCCAAAGGATTGTCCCATATCATGCGCCCACTGGCACCCATGCGTAAAGAGCACGCTGCACTGGTGGCTGCTGCCGGCATGTTCAATGGCGAGGTGATCGGTGGTAAAGCCATCAAGGGTAGCACTATCAAGAAGGTAGTGCGCCACGTCACCGAGGGCAGCACCCAGGCGGGAACGAGCGTCTCCGAGATCGTAGACAGCGAAGTGCTGGCTGCGCAGCTTGCTACTATCGACATGGAAACGGGTGAGATGATTGTCGTCAACTCTCTCGACGACAAAGAGGTGTTTGAGAAACTGCTGGAAGAACACGCTCACGAGTTTGTCGACTTAGCAGAGCGCCTCTATCCCCCCATGTTTACAGAAGCGGATATGGGACAGTACACAGAAGCGCTTAGCCACGTCCATGCGCCCCGCAAGATCAAGGGGATACAGAATGGACTGTTTCCCCAGCAAACATTCCGTGCTGCATCCATCCTCGACGGCTGGAAGCGGCACCATGTCATTACCATGGTTGGGGAAATGGGTGTTGGCAAAACGATTGTGGCTGCTGCGGCCTGTATCATCAAGGCTATGCAGCGTAAAGAGCACAATCGCAAGATCATCGTGTTGCTACCACCCAAGCAAGATTTGGTAAACAAGTGGGAAGAGGAAATGCTGCTGGGCTTGCGTGAGTTCCATCCAAAGGTGCGTAAGGTAGAAACCATTACTGACGTGCAAAAAGCGTTTGCCGAAAAGGGACTGGTAATTATCCTGATTCGGGAAACCACCGCCAAGATGAGTAGTGGTTGGGCACCTGTCTACATGCCAGAACGACGCCAGCCCAAGCACATCGATAGAGTTCGTCCCGTCCTCTGTCCCACCTGTGGACATCCGTTGGAGTTGTCGCAGGAAAAGCCAGAGAAGACAAAAGCGCACTGTGTCCGATGTCAAGCAGAGGGCAAGGACAGCGCCATGTGGACAGTCGCGCGGCGCACAACCAACAAGAGCGATGGGCCTGGCTACGCTCGCTATCCGTTGGCTAAGTACATCCGTGATCACTACCGTGATCGGTACCTGCTGATCATCGACGAAGCGCACAACATGAAGGCCGCTGAAAGCGCACGAGGCTATGCGGCACAGGATCTGCTGGCATCCGCTCACCGCACAGTGCAGATGACAGGCACGCTCTACAACGGCATGGCCTCGTCGATCTACTTCTTGCTTTGGCGTGCACTGCCCGAATTCCGCAAGGTGTGGGGCTGGGCCGACTCGCAAAAGTTCGTCAATGAGTATGGCTTGTTCGAGAAGATCACCAAGCAGTATGACAACGATCGCTACACCAGCAGTCGGAGTGGATACAAGCAGTTCAGCGAGCGCATCAGTGAGAAGCCCGGCATCCATCCGGCCATGATCGCCCTGCTATTGCCCTCGACAGTGTTCTTCGGTATCCGTGATCTGGAAGTGATCTTACCACCCTACTCCGAGCATACTCTATTCGTGGACAAGCCGGAGAAGTTTCAGAAGATCGATACGTATCTAGATAGCATCAGGGCTGATGCAGTACAGAAGATGCTTCAAGACAGAGATATGTCCTTGATGTCGCAGCTTACCTGGGCTAAGCAAGGGGCCTGGGAAATGGCAGCAGAGGGTGATTACGTCGACGAGCACGTTCTTTCTCCGCTGGACTGCCCTTGGGACATGTGGACGAAGGAAGAAGCACTCTTGCGCCTCGTGGCGCAGGAGAAACGTGCTGGCCGGCCCGTCCTCGCCTTTGTTGGGCAGATCAATCGCCGGGATAACACTGGGCGATTGTGCAACTTGCTGGCACAACACGGGATGAAAGGTGCAGTAATGCGCGCCGATGTCAAGAGCCGGGTTGAGTTTGTGCGCACGGCAATCAAGGGCGGCGCCGATGTGATCTTCACCAGTGCAGAGCTAGTAAAAGAAGGTATCGATCTGTTCGAGCTTCCCACCTTTGTGTGGCTGTATGGTGAAAGTAAGACGTATCTCGTCCAGCAAGCCAATCGTAGAGCGTGGCGCCCTGGCCAGGACAAGGAATGCAAGATCTTCTACCTGGCCTACAACAAGACGCCGCAGGCGGAACGCATGGATCGCCTCGCCAAGAAGTTGGCGGCAGCACAGAGCATCCAGGGTGATGTACGCCAAGGCTTGGCCGCAATCTTGGGTGATGAGGACTTTGTAAGTCGTCTTCAGGATGCTACCGTCTCGACGGAGCACTTTGAAAGCGACTTGACGATGGCCGATCTGCCGGAGTTGGAAGACTTCACCGTGACGACGACTGCGCCACCTCTCGTGGATGTAGTTGTCGAAGTGACGAGCAAGAAGCCTGTCAGAGTACGTGTCACAGTGGAAGAGATCCAGGGCTACGGCCAGTTGAGCCTGTTCTAGAGTCAACTACCACTGACTAAAGTCGATGGCTTGTCCCTGAAGATCGCTTGCCAGAACGGCAGGCGTCTTCGAGACGTATGGCGGATTGACAGCCGCCCGACCGATATTCACGGCCGCGTTGAGGTCTGCGTGGGCAGCGTACCCGCAGGACCTACAGAGGAACGAAGATTGAGACACCCGATTGCCCTTCTCGCAATGCCCGCAAACCGAGCAGGTCTGCGAGGTGTAACGCGGATCGACAGCGACCAGCGGAACGCCTGCGAGTTGGGCCTTGTACGACAGGAACGAGCGCAACTGATGGAACGCCCAGGAATGCAGATCATCGCGCTGCGAGCGACGGAGCCGAACACGACCACGGATGCCAGAGAGGTCTTCAATGGCAATCCCGCGGCCGGTGCCTTTCGCCTTTTCGACGATCTGCTTACTGATCCTGTGGTTCTCATTGGTTGCGAAGCGGGTTTCTCTGCCGGAGATCGACGCCAGTCTGCGACGGGCGCTACGGGTCCCATTCGACTGGAGACGCCTACGCTGGCGACGACGGCGCTTGCGGACGCCCAGCACCACGTCACCCGAAAAGATCACGCCGTCCGAGTCGCTGGCGATGTTCTTGATGCCCATGTCAACGCCCAGCCAGCCGTCCGGGTCGAAGGAGTCGTCCTCGACAACGTTGCAGACTTGGTGCAGGTAGAACTCGCCGTTGCGAAAGACGAGATCGCATTCGCCTTGGAGGCTGTCCAACAGTTTGCGTTGGCGATCCCCGCAAACGAACGGGATAGTCTGGCGCCCGCCCATCGTCCAGATCGAGACCGTGGACTTCTCCAGCTTCCAGGACAGAATGCGGTTGTCGTAGGTGGCAGACCCCATCTTGCGGAACGTGCGTTTGGTGCGCTTGTCGAGCTTGTAGCTGTCGGCGACGACAGCAATCACCCGGATGGCCGCCTGAGCGGTCAGGCCAAACCTCTCCCGGATGGCGTAGTAGGTGGCGTGGTGCAGGTCGTAGGCCCGGAAGGACTTGCTCATCCAAGCATGGCCGCTGATGTAGTTGGCGGCCTCGTTCCACGCCAGAAGCGTGCGGCGCAACGCATCCGACTGTTCTTCGGTAGGCTGGAGCTTGACCTGCGCTATCAGTTTCATGGGCGCATTGTACCATATCTCATTAGTGACCACAAATACCAGAAAGGAGGCTGCGCTATTCCTCCACCTGCTCAAGCGGGTGGTTTCCTTGCGCGTTCCCTATGATAAGCCCCAGTCCTAACCGGGCTGGGGTTTATTGATTCTACTCACTGTCCAGACTTGACAATTGTACAGTAGTGAGTATACTGGGGGATAACAACTTGGAACGCAAATTCGTAGCCCGGCTACGAACCATTTCAGAAAGGCAGACGATCATGGACGAGGATCAAGCATACATGGCAGCGTTCCTCATCACCGGCGACCGTCTAGAAGCAGAGAATGCCAGGACACGCCAACGTGCCAAGCTCGCCGTCTGCCCTATTTGCGGCGACAACATCGAAGCTGGCGACACCGTGTTGGAATATCAGGGGCGCAATGCCCACCGTGATTGCGTAGAAGCTGGCGCAGAGATCAGCTACGCAGACTGTGGATTGTGGTAGAAAGGAACTAGAAATATGAACCGTCCAAATCTTCTCGAACATCGAAAGGTTAAGGCGTGCCAAGACAGACTAGAAACTGTACAGAACTTCATCGACTATATCTATCGTAATGGATACACCATTACAAAAGATGGCGTTGATCTGTACGACACCAAAACGGGCAGAAAGCTACCGTATTTCTTTTTCGAGATCGATGAAGTAAAGCTAGAACAAGAAAAGCAACAGGCCGTGGAGTGGCTACTACAATGACTACTATCATCGAAGTGCTACAGGATAATGACGCCAACTTGCGAATCGCCAACGGTGATCGCTGGTTGGTTGGTGATGGAAACGGCGGCTGGATCGTCTATGACCGCACTCGATATGCCCGAAGCTCAATCATCGTCATCGAAACCACCGACGAGAGCTTAGCTGTTCGGGCGCTGTTGGACGAAGACAACGAGAAAGAGGAATACGGAATTTGACGTTCAGCCACTTAAGGTAGTGGGTAGCGCCTAACGGCGCAGGTGTTGGTAAGAAAGGAAATAAGATCATGAGACACCGCCGCCATAGTATCTGCATCATGTCAGGTTGGGATAAGACTTGTCGGGTAGACATTTGTAGGAGTGTCCCTGCACCAGAGTTCTTCCGCACTAACACATACAACCCTAGTCCCAAAAGTGCTGCACGCTTTCAGGGAGTCATCAATGATCTCTTGAAACAAACCCACAATCGCCCGTCCGTCGAGATCACCATGTTGGGCGACACCCTGTTCGTAGACATCGAGGAGTAGTACCATGCCACAGGCAGACGACAGAACCGTCAATAACATCGCAGAGGCCATCGCTGCTAGTGGACGGTGGCACATCATCCATAACGAGAACCCGGGCTTTGCTACCATCGAGCGGCCCCGCGATGGACTTCGCATAGACATTCAGCACGTTGCAAAACAAAAGACACTGTTGGTGAAGTTGAACGTTGATCATATGAAGATCCAAAGACACCGGCAGGTTGCAGTAGGTGAGCGCCACTACTCCCGGGCGCGTGCCACAATGTCTGACGTGATTAGCGCCATTGAGCGGGTGGTGATGGGTGCAGAGGGAGAGTATCGCGAGCTGGTGTTGGAAATCAAAGAGAATGCCCGCTTACAAGCACTAAAGATTGAGCAATTCCATGCCGTAGCCAAGGCGTTTGGCAGCGAAGTGAAAGGCCCGCCATCCTGGAAAGGTAAAGACGACGATTGGACACCATCAACGTATATCGATACGTTCGGCCTGCACTTGCAGCTAGAACCAAGCTACAGTGGCAAGATCAGTATCACCGGTTTCTCAAACAGCATTGATCACGAGTTGCTACTGCACCTGATCCCCGTCATCAAGCAGTGGCAGAAGGAACAACAGGAGATGGCTGCATGAAACCAACGCTAAAAGTAGGCGATGAAGTTACCTACAACGACATTAACCTTCGTAACTATTTCGGTGTAATCGTTGCCATCCAACAAGGCGAGAAGGGGGGCGATTGTAGGGTGAAGTGGACTCGCCCAGCAAGAGTAGAAACCGAAGATTGTTTGAATAACCTAAAAGCAGTGCCGTAGCCGGACTACGATCCCTCTTCCAGCTCCATTACTTCCGGTTTCTCAACCCTAATCTCACGCACCTTGCCGTCCACAATCTGAACCGGTTCCCCAGTACCACCGAGGAACAGGTTCAGAAGGACGGCAGGGCGCTTTGCCTCTCCATCGGCTTTCTCTTCTTCTTTGCCAGTAGGCGCTTTGACACCAGCCAGTTGAAAGATTAACTGTGCTGCATCCATGCGTAGCTTTTCGTTCTTTGAAGTACGCAAAGTATCAACAACCACCTGCATTGCCTCGGCCAAGTGATTCGTGGCAAACTCGCGCCCGCTGCCCACGTTTTGCCAAATGGGAGTAATCTCTTCGAGCAGCTCCGCATTGCTATTGTCCTTGATCCACGAACGGACAGTAGCCACAGACATGCCGAACTTCTCTGCAATTGTTTCCGCAGTAGGACGCCTACCGTTGGAGAAATTAAAGTATTCTCTCAAGACTTCTAGCTTGAGAGAATTTGCTTGCGCAGTTGCAATTTCATTCATAGATAACTATTATACCACACCCCCCGCTTGAGTGGAACCTTGTGTGATAAGTTGGGATAAAACTTGGGATAACTATCCCCAGTTTACAGGGATCTCCCAACTACCATCGTCAGCCTTTTGTAGATCAAACGCGTTGGCCCGGCCAGCAGTGATTTGCGCCTGAAATTCCTTGCTACTTGCAGCAGCATCCAGCGAGCGCATCTTGGCAATGTACTCGCGCTCTTCACGCTCACGCGCGACGCGAGCGTCGTGTATCTTCTCCGACATGCCAGCAACAAACTGCTTGGCAAGCACAAAAACTGCGGGCGCAAAAATAGCTCCAGGTGTAATGGCACACGTCATCACAGCCAGGTTTGCCGTTCGCCTGTCCAGTAGCGGCTCAAGCAGGAAGTATACCACTACGGCAAAAACACCAAACGCCACTGTGCAGATAAAGATCAGTTGAGTTAGACTTTTTTCAGCCATTTTGCACCATTGCCCCGCCATCTGCAATGCCGCGCAAGACAGCGAGGGCTTCATCGCGAAGGCGCTGAGCCTTCTTTGTTCCACAGCCACCAATTATGTCTTTGGCAACATTGACAGAGATAGTACGGTTACGAGACTCCGCAACCAACCGGCCAACATCATACCACTCCGAGCCAACATCCTCAACAGGATCATCGCCATCATCCAACATCAACGAGCTGGCAGGTTCGGGAAGGGATGCAAGCTCGTCATTGGCCTGGGCCGCCACAAAGCGCTGCGCTTCTGCACCTTGGATAAAGAGAAAGTCGCCATAGCCCGATAACTGATGAGCATTCATCCCAGCCTGTCCGGACGCCAACACGCTATCGGACGCAGATACAACACGGCCAACAATCCGCGCGGTATTGGCAAGGATCATCTCGTTACCAACCACGGCCTTCGTTACCTTCTGCGTGCCAGCCAGCAGGTTGATACCCAAAGATCTGCCCTGGCTAGTGATCAGGCCCAATGCAGTAGCAGCTTTGGCGTTCTCGTAGATCAGCGCAGCAATCTCATCGACTGCAATCACGGAGTCGCGGTAGCTGCGCAGGTCGGCGGCGATCTCTTGCAGATGTTCAGTCGCACTGGCCTGCGTGGTGTTGACAGTCGCAGCCACGCCATAGAACTGCATTAGCTCTGCCTTAGAGTCGATGACGTGGATGCGCTTTTTGTTAGCTTGCGCCACCTGATATAGCATGGTGCGCAGCAGGGTGCTCTTGCCACAACCAGATGCGCCGGCGATGAGCAACTGCGAGGTGTGCTCTTCGCCAAGATCAATGGTAACAGTGCCACCCCGCGTATCCAGGCCCATCGCTAATTTGCCGGGCGACTGCTGAATCTGTCCCAGCATGACAGGACGCCACGCCTGCTTGGGCATCTCAAATTCTGCCATTACAGTGGACAGGTAACGACTCATTCTAACGTTCTTCAATCCCGCGCGCAGGGCTACAGCCTCGCCAAGTCCAAGTACCTTGTCGAGATCCGCAGTACGAGAAAGGCGCAGGCCAAGAGTTAGCGTGCGCGGGCCATGGACTGGATTGCCAGCCCACGAACCGGACACTTGATACTCTTGTAGTACGCTTCTCAGGCACAGTGCAGCCATTTGCGCGGGTGAATTCATCATAGTGAATAGTCCATGCGTGCCAAGAGGGTTGATGCAATGAGAATGGTTATTCCGGTAGCACACATAACGATAGCTGCGGCAAGGCCGCTCGTACCGGGGCGAAATCCACTTTCTACACTGTACCCATGATACACTATAAATGATCCGATGGTGCCAGCGATAAGCAGCAAGACAAAGTACAGATTTTTCTTATACCCTGTCTTTGGCCTGATGAGATCACTGTTGTAAACTACCTTCTCTTGATACGGTTGGGCATCATCCGAGACGGGTGGAGCAGAAACCCAATCGGCTTCACTGTATAGCTGTTCCATCTCTCGCTCTCTCTTTCTTTCCCTGGCGGGCGCTGACGCCCGCCAGGGGTATGGTTTCTTGCTTACGAGTTTACCAGTTTGGCAACGAGATCGCCGGGGAATTCCATGACATAGTAGCCGCCACTATGTCGCCCATTGGCAACCGGTTGCTTTTCCAGTTTACCAAGACGCCATTCGAGATCACCGACTTTCTTTGCCAAGTGATTCCACCAATCCTTTTCTCGCTGCATGTCTGCTGGCGTTACATGCTCATCCTGCAACTGTCCAACCCGTTCCGAGAGATCATCGAGACGGGCAAAGATCTCGTCATCAAGATCCATCTCTTCATCGCAGTCCTCGATCCCTTCGTCCTCGTCCGGCAAATGCTGCCGTAATACGTCAGCGATCTTGACGAAGGTCACAATGTCCATCCGCATCGTGAACGGCCTTGTCACACCCAACGCGCACGCCGAGATGAAGACGCCACCTTCATATGCAGATATGGCACAACTCGCTTTGTGCCAATTGTCCTTCAAAAACAATTCCACTACACCGTCATAAGAATTTCCGTCTACCATATCTAGTTTCCTTCCTGGCTTGCTGGCTGGGGCCGTGCTGCTTTGGATTACACAGCCTTGTATGGTTTTATGCCTCAATTACAAAATCGCTTAGAACGCGTCCTAGAGCCTTACGCGGCATGTGCCAGTTCAGCAGATAAGAACATGGCTTCAACCTCTGTAAGTAGGTACTTTGTCTCCTTTCCATCCTTGTTGTGGATCATTAGCCTACGACGATCCAGCTGATGCTCAACACGCCAGTGGGGCATAATCTCTGGCGGTTCAATGTGTGAAACTGTCGACACTTGTTGATAAGTGTCGAGGATTTCATACATTTCTCGCGCTGGCACAGCGTTGTCTTGCAGGGCGAGGCGCACTTTACTCACTACGCTAATGATCTCGCCCTGCGATGCCGTAACATCAGCGTCCTCAACAGCAGACACGATCTGCTTCCAGTAACGCCCATTCTGGCGCGTCATGATCATGTCTTTCATCTCAAACAGCCGACGCGACTCTGGCAGCTTCATTGCCCAATCATACACTGCCCAGGTGAGCGCATCCCACTCGCTTATGGGCTGTGGCTGTGGTGCTGGCACCTTTCTGACAACGGGAGTTGGCGCAGGCTTTGATCGTCCATTGACAGGTGCTCGTGCAATAGTTTCAGCTTCAACTACCGGCAGCTTTGTTACCTTGATAGCAGCAGGGGTGGTAACGTTACCACCTACCAGCTTTCGTAGCCCGGCTACGAACGGGTGAGCAGTACGGGTGGTTTCTGCAATCTTGCGATCGCTCCACTGCGACCATTCTTCATCCTCAAGCAACACCATCACCGCGCGACGCTTGTCCTCTACGGTGCGCTGTAGCCCATGCTTGGGATTGGCACCCGTCGACGCCAGCACAGCGTCACGCCGCGTACCCTGTTTGACGATAGCGTTGATTTCGGCCAGGCCCAAGGCAGCGTGCGCTCGCACGCGATGGAAGCCGTCCCACACCCAATAGTCAGTTCCATCAAAGTAGACTTGGATAGGATCAAACTTATCACCGTTGGCGAGATCGTCCTTGTAGCGGTTGACAGTCGGCTCGTCAATGCGCACGCGCGACTGCGTGCCGCCGTCAGTCCGGCATTTGGAAACTGGCAGCAGCACAGAACCATCCCCCATAGCCAAAGCCAGGGCGTCCACCGGCGATGCCGGCACATCCACAAACATGTTGGGGGTTCTCTTTCTATCTGCCATCATCATTCCTTCATCGATCAGGTTCCTACTGGACATTAGTATACTCCACTACCTTACACTTGTCAAGACTACTGTCTAAACAAAAAAGCCAGCCCGATTGGCTGGCGTTCTTGTGTATTGCGGGCCTGCCCGCTACCCCTATAGTCAAGAAGAGGAAATTTACAAGTGTGCGTCACAAAACTTGACAATTGTATTGTTCGTGAAGTATACTCGCAGCAGACAGATGTCTAAACAACAACAAAAGGAGCAGTACAAAACATGGAAGAGCAGACTGAAAAGACGGAACTGGAGCGGTTCAAGGAGTTTACGGACAGCCTCGGCGGTGCCAAGGCGTCGTCGCTGTCGATGGGCCTGAGCGAAAACTACCTGTACTCGCTGCGTTCGGGCATCCGACCCATCACCGATGAGGTACGTGTGGCATGGAAGTTGGCTGGTGGAGATCCCGACACGCCCGAGCTAGTGAAAGCGTGGATGGAATGATCGCCACGATCTGCAAGAACTGCGGTGATAGGTTGCCAAACGTGGCAGCTTACTGGAATCATGCCGCCCACTGTTGCCCCGCCAGGGTAGCCGTTATCGCGAGGGCTATGATTGGCCTCGCGGTAGCGGCTACGCCGCAGTCAGTACAAGCCTAGTAGAACAGCGAAAGGAGTCCATCGATGAATCTCAAGGCCATGCGCAAGATGTATGGTGAATTCACGTACCCTGAATTAGAAGAAAAGATCATGGTTGTGCAGGCTGTAGAGGAAGAGATTCTCGAACGAGCCATCCTATGTTTCTTGGACACCAGGGGTGTGAAGGGCTTGATCACCAAGCAGGCACGCTATGATCTTGCCAGCCGTGCGCTTACCCAGGCAGATGGTTTCACTCGCAAGGTGCGCACCTTCTCTGATCTTACCAGGGCCGAGCTGCTGTACGTGCGCTGGTGGATCGAGAACAGCGACATCACGGCAGAGCTTGCAGAAGCTGGATGGATTCCTGTACCTACGATGGATCGGCTCAAGCGGTTGGTTGCAGAAGCCGATGTGTCCAAGCGGGCTATGAATGTATTCAAGGAACGGTGGGCATTCGCATGACGACAGATATCGTACTGTACGGCAATCTTACGGACATGCGGCGCCAGGCCGCAGCCACAGCAGTCATACAACTCATCGAGGGCAGTTGCTTCTTGAGCCATGATCACGTTAAGCACTTGCACTGCGAAGAGCGAGCGTTTGAGCTATTGGGCTTGCCCCTACTTCAAACGTCCGATGCAGAAGTGCGTCAAGCCATCATGGACTCAGATACGTTTATCTCGCAATTCTACTGCCAGGGTGCATCTACCGGCTGTGCTAACTGCGGCTCGATGGTTCCGCCAGGCTACAGCAAATGCCCGGACTGTGATCAAGAGATCGTCGTACCCACTGGCGTTCTGGCCCTTGCAGAATGGCAAACAAACTTGACGGGCGCGGCCCTGCAAGTCGCTATCGCTACTCACTTGATTGCCGGCGACCTGCTGAGCTACACCATCCATCGCACAACACGGCTGGTAGTACTGCGTAACATGCTCAACCAGTCAGACTTGGACGACTGGAACACGCGGGCCAGAGAAGTGCGCAATCACATCCTCGATCAGTGGCCTGAAGGAAGTCAGCCAGAGAAGGACAGTTGGGAGCATCGCTTCATCCGCATCAGCGCCGCCTTCTGGCTGGTGGCATGGCCGATGCTGAAGCTCAAGTTTACTTTGGAAGAAGTGGACGGCTGGAACACGAAAATGATCCGCGCGGCTGTTGCCAGTGCAACCAAGTGGACAGACGCCGGTGCAAGTCCCGCCAGCTACGCAGAGATCGTCAGGGCCATCACTACCAGCCAGGATCTTGATCAGGTTGCGGCTATCAAGGGTGTATCTCCTGCCGACATGGACAAGGACGACGACGAGGAAGAGCCAGAAGTCAAGCCCAAGCTCTTTATCCATCCCCCCGAGTTGGTTGTTCGTGGCAAGCTAGTAGTCACTGAGCGAGGCCATTTTCTGGGCGTGCCTATCTCTGAAGATGAGATGGAAACACTGATGATGGTATGGGGCAACCCACTCATTGACATCGATGAATTTATGCTGAACTACAAAGAAGAGGAACAATCATGAGCGACAACATTACCACCGAACAGGCGCTAGAGAACGCCATCTTTATGTACCGCGATCTCGCTGAGCGCATTAAGACACTGCAAGAAGCGCAAGCTGCGCAGAAGCAAACGATCAGTGATATCTTCCTTGAGCTTGGCGTCGACAAAGCCAGTACCCCCGCTGGTAAGGCGCTGATTACGGCACCGTCGATAACTATTTCCTACAATGCCACGGCGCTGGATGCCTTATGTGCCAGCGATGATGGCCTTGCTCGTCTTTTGCATCCCCACCGCAAAGAGACAATGCGTACCGGTACCCTAACAATCAAAGCGTAGCCCGGCTACGAAGGACGTATCATGCTCACACTGCCCCCACTACTTGACGACAATGGCAAGCCAGAATCGTGGTTCGGTATCAAATTTGATAACGGACTTGTCTCGATAGAAATAACAGATGAAGGTGGTGGCGCTTATCTTGTTATTGAGACACAAGAGCCGTGGAAGATGACGATAAACGAACTGCGCGACTTCACCCAATGGGCTGAAGACTGGGTAAATGCCGTAGACAGGCACAACAACAACCCCACCACGTAGCGCCCTGCGGGCGCAGTCTCTTGCAAAGGAGACATGCGCCATGGGACATTTCAAAAACCTAGCAATTACACTTTTGGAATCGCCAGATCCTGACGATTTGGAATTGTTAAAGAAGTTACTCGCCGAAGAACTCGAATCCTATGAGGACGAGGAAGGGGAAGATATTGCAGATTAACGACTACCTGCTGGATTATAGCACGGCCCGCTACCAAGCCGGGCCACAGCAATTCATCACCAAGTTTGCCGCATCTGGGTTTACCTGTCCCAGGTGCGGCAAACTCACCCGCCAAGAATTTCAGTTGACGCGCATAAGCATGACTGACTTTCTACCCTGCGTCATCTGCGATGAATGTCAAACGATCTTCTCCGCATTCGACGGAGATCATATCAACAAGCTGTGAGGTAAGAAACAATGATAGTTGCCACAATTGATGCCGGAAATGGAAACCACTGGCAGTTAGGTGGATGGGAAATAGTCATTTCGCAAAATAATATCAAGGGAATGTCGGCACAAGAAATTGGCGAGCTTGTCATTCGTCTTCACGATGCGCTTGATGAAACACGCGAAGAGTATTACGAAAGAGAAATGGGTTTTGGTCTTCGCTATAAATCAGGTGTTAAAAGCCCAAGAAACGAAATGGGCGGCAAGAACAGAACACGTATCTACGCACAACTCGTCCATCGCGATGGCGAATTCTGCCAAGTTCCAAACTGCGAAAATGTCGATCTAGAGATCGATCATATCATTCCGATTTCAGCGGGTGGAACAAATGAATTGGAAAACCTGCAATTTCTCTGCAAGCACCACAACTGCTCAAAAGGCACAAAGACGTGGAATGAATTCTTGAATGGAGTAATATCATGAGTTGGGAAATGGTAAACCTGATAATGAAAGCAGACTTGCCCCGACCGCAAAAGCTAGTAATGCTAGGTATTGCGAATCATGCTGGAGCCGATGGGGGTGGAAGCTGGGCAAGCTACGATAGGTATGAATATTACACTGGCTACAACAGACGCCAACTCATGCGAATCGTTCAGGAACTCGAAAAGAACGGTTACATAAAGCATTGCGGCTTTCATAGTGACCATGGAACAAATATTTGGACTATCATCCCAAACAAGATACCAATGCAACTTGAATTTGAAGAATGGAGAAAGCTGAAAAGACAAGAAGAAGCCGAAAAGGAACGGGTAAAATTAGCCGCCAAAGCAGGGGGTGACATTTTGTCGCAGGGTGACATTTCGTCGCAGGGGGGGGTGACATTTTGCGAAAGCAACAGTGACATTTTGTCGCCCAATCCTATTCAGATAACCTTTATAAGAGAACCTTCAGAATCTTTACCCAAAATTTCGCAAAACGGCGCAAACGGCTCTGCTGATGTAAAGATTTTACCTGCTAACGCAGGTGGTGTGGGCTTGGTTACTGTTGAGGAAGATCCGTGGGAAGATACGTTTACCGATGCGCCCGTCCAGAAGGATTACCTAAGCGATGACAAGGATCACGAGTATAGCCGTGGCGATCCTGATGGCGATGATGATCCCAGAGATGCACATCGAGCGCGCACGCCGTTGGAGATGAAGATTACGCAGCTCACCAAGTCGAAGTATTTGACTGATGCACAACGAGCAAAGCTCTCGACGCCAGTTTCCCAGAGCTACGGCAATCAGTTGCCCCAAGACTATCCTAGTCCAGAAGACGAATGGCGCGCCAATCCCAAGCTGTTTGCTGAGTATGTCGAGTTGTGCGCTAAGCTGATTGCCAATGGCAGTGGACGAAACCCCAGCCGTAGTGCGCTAATCACCACCATGCGCAACTACGCACGCAACAAGTCAGGCTGGCTCTTCTTCAAGGACTTCAAGGAAAAGGCTGCGGCTCCCGCCAAGCAGGTGAAGAAGCAGTATTATCACAATGACGCAACGCCCAGTTGGAGAGCGTAGCCCGGCTACGATTCCACGCGTATTGAAACTTGACAACTGTACAGTAGTGGCATATACTACTGTAGAGAAAGGACGGTGATGGATGACTTGCCCGTTTTGCGGACTCGATCCCTATGAATATGTGGACGTTGGCATCGGTAGTATTCCTGTGGCTGTAAACTGTTGCCAGGAAGGCGTAGAGCTACTTGTTGGCAATGCTGACTTCCGAGAGTTGGCCGAGCCTTGGATGAAACACGCCAGGAAAACCATGGAACTTTACGAAGATGCTTTGCGAAAAATTGCATGGAACCGTGACAACCTAGACGCCGCTGGACTAGTCAGAATTGCTGACAAAGCGCTCAACGGCCCGCAAGGATGGTAATAGCAAGATGCGCCGAACAGTTGAGATGGAAACGTCCTTCTTCGATCCACTTAAAACTTACTTCTCAATGGGATGTGATTGCTACGTTCGAGTCTATGTGATTGAGTATGACGCAGAACTGGATGAGTTGGATGATGACGATCTGTTGGAATTAGCGTGTGACGGCGATGACTTGCGAGTAAAGCTCGTGTCCGGCGGGTAACTTTTGGGGCATGGTCAATGCCATGAAATACGACAACAGAGTTGACGGAAGCGCTCGACTGTAACAGCAAAAGAAAGCAGGAAGACTCATGACGGCAGTAACGAATAGCAGACTTGGCAGCGCCTTCACCTTCACTGATCAGTTTTGTGGGGCTGGTGGATCTTCACTGGGAGCCACAGAAGCTGGTGGTGAAGTGCGCCTTGCCATGAATCATTGGCCGCTGGCAATCTCAACGCATAACAGAAACTTTCCTGACGCAGATCATGATTGTGTCGACATCTCAGTTGTCTCACCCGCGCGGTATCAACGCACTAACGCGTTGATCACCAGTCCTGAATGTTTTCCTGCCGGGACACTGATACTCACGGCGCGCGGCTTGATCCCCATCGAGAACGTGCAAGTCGGCGACGCGGTTCTGACGCATCGCAACCGGTGGATGCCTGTTACGTCCGTCATGCGCAAGACAGGCGATACCGTCATTCTCACAGGGCAAGGACATCGCGCCCTCGAAACGACCGGTGAGCACCCCTTCTTTGCACGGACACAAACGCAGGTCTGGAACAATGCCAAGCGGGATTATGACCGGCGCATCCTCAACGATCCGGCCTGGATTGTCGCGGATGATCTCACAGAACAGCCAACTCGTTGGGCATCTCCAGTCAATGTTGCTGCGATACCTGTTCCTCCTGTGTCCGGGGCCAATCGCAGATCAGCAACGTTCTCCAGGGAATTCTGGTGGATGATCGGTCGCTGGTTGGGAGATGGCGTTGTGCGACTACGGCAAGACGATGGACACAATGAGATTGCCATCTGCTGCGGAAAACACAAGGTAGAGGAACTTGAAGCCCACTTGAACTTCGCGCCCAAAACCCTCAACCACGCCTCCGGTGATGAGATGCACTGGCGAAAACGAGAGATGCGCACAGCGTACCTGTTTGAATGTGGGCATGACAGCTTGGCGGCTTGGATCGTTGAGCACTTCGGCAAGGGCGCTCACGGAAAGACGATCCCTGCTTGGGCGTTGTCTATGCCAACGGAATGGCGAGAAGCCTTGCTCGAAGGATATGTGTCCGCTGATGGACATCGCAGCAATCGGGCAACGGCTGTTTCATCTGTGTCAAAATCACTGGCGATCGGCGTGCGCCTGTTAGTCGGTACGCTGGGCTATCATCCCTCGCTTGGCTGCTATCGCCACAAAGGAGGCAGGATCGAGGGACGCCCCTTCGATGCTTATGATCTGTGGACGGTGCGATGGGAAACCAACCGCTCGCAGCGTACAGGAATCAACGACGGCGAACATTCGTGGACTTTGGTGAAGCATGTTCGCCCTGGCCGCACGGGGATCGAACTCTACAACCTGTCTGTGGCAGACGACGAGTCCTACGTAGCTGACGGCATCGTCGTCCATAACTGCACTAATCACAGCTTGGCTAAAGGTGTGAAGCGGCAGTCAGCACAAATTGGCATGTTCGAGAACCAAAAGCTTGATCCCGCTGCTGTTCGTAGCCGGGCTACGATGTTCGACGTGGTGGAATTCACAGAGCACCATAGATATGATCTGATCGTCGTTGAGAACGTGGTAGACATTCGCAAATGGGTGTTGTGGGATGCATGGTGGCAGGCCATGACGTTGCTGGGCTATCGAGGCCAGGCCGTCTACTTCAACTCCATGTTTGCGCATCTTGATCCATGGGGCGTGCAAAGTATCCATGACTTTGTGCCACAGTCGCGTGATCGTATCTATGTAGTGTGGACAAAGAAGGGCAATCCCGCACCAGATCTTGACTTTCGTCCCCTCGCTCATTGTGAACACTGCGATAAGAAGGTTAATGGTGTTCAGTCCTGGCGCAAGCCGCAATTCCCCTGGGGCAGATACGGTATTCAATACGACTATCGCTGCCCGCTCTGTGCCAAGGTGGTGCAGCCCTATCGCTTCGGCGCCATCAACGTGATGGACTTTACAAAGCCCATCCAACGCATCGGTGATCGCAAGCAACCATTGAAGGATAAGACTATGGCCCGCATTAAGGTGGGCCTCGACAAGTTCTTCTCTGTCTATGCAGTAGACACAGCCTATGGTGATCAGGATCGTGTGACAGACGCCTCCGAGCCGCTGACAACACAAACCACGCGGCAGACTAAGGGATTGGTGATCAATCCATTCCTGATCTATGCTGATCATGGTGGGGATACACATCCACCTCGGCAGCTTGATCATACTCTTGGTACGCTTACTGGCCGGCCACATCAAGCGCTGGTAATCCCCGCGGTTGTTACGATGCGCGGGTATGACACCAAGGGCTATAGTGATCCCTACTATCGGGTTTCGAGTGTGACTGAGCCGTTGTCGACGCAGGTCGCCACTGCTACGCAGGAATGGATGCTAGGTGTTCAGATCCAGTTACGCAATCACGCGGATAGCAAACCGCTAGAAACCCCCCTGGCAACACTTACCGCTGGTGGCAACCATACAGGCTTCCTCATGAGCTATTACGGCACTGGCGGAGAGTCCCCCTTGCACAAGCCCATGCCCACAGTGACAAGTCATGATCGACACGCTTTGATCGAGGCAGCAAAGAACATCAAGTTAGATGACTGCTACTTTCGCATGATCCAACCAGACGAGGTAGGAAAAGGTATGGCGTTTCCTGCAACCTATCATGTGAACGGAAACAAAAGAGAGCAGATCAGGCAGTACGGAAATGCAGTAACTCCCCCAGCAATGTCCATGCTCCTCAAGCGTTGCATGGCTACGTTTCAATAGGTAGCGCCCTTGGGCGCATCGTCCCAGAAGCTCCACAACGCATTCTAAGCAATTTTGCCTCTAAGCCATCCAACCACACACGAACAACACGTAGCGCCTTGCGGCGCAAGCCCTGGCAGCGCAGGGAAGAACCTGACACGCTTAGTCAACTTAGTCAAATAGGAGCAGATCATGGAAATCACTATCAAGGTAGACGAGCAAGTAATCAAGGCAGTAGCGCAAAACGCCGTTACTAGCATGTATAAAGTTGGAGATCGCTATGGCGATAGTCATGGCGCGGGCACCCAAGAAATCATGCGTCAGGCAAAAGCATGGGCAGCAGCGCAGGACTATGCTGATGTGATCAAAGCCGTAGCTCCTGGCATCTTTGCCGAAACTGTCAAGGAAGTGCTAGTGGAAGCCATCAAAGCCGAAGCCAAGAAGCAGGTAAAGATGATGCGTGAAACCGGAGAACTTGGTGGCTTGTTCAAGGACGTACAATAATGGCAAAGATAGTCATTACCATCAACTTGGATAACTCACGCCGCCCCAAGGCTGATGAGCTAGCGCAGTTTGGATATGAAAGCGAACTTGAATACTGGATCGACTATGCCTATACCGATCCCCCTGATGTGTTTCATGATGCTACATGGGAAATCGTAGAGGAAGGAGTATGACTTGAACGGATTTGTTGATTTGCCAGCTCGCCCACTGGTGCCTGCAAACCCAGAAGCCGAGCAGGCCGTGCTGGGATCCGTGTTGATCGACCCCGATGCGGTGATTCGCGTCGCTGCCTTTCTCAAGGCTGACGACTTCTACCAGGAGAAGAACGGCTGGATCTACCAGGCCATCCTGAACCTGCACGAGCGGCATGAACCTGCCGACTTTCTCACCGTTACTGACGAGTTGGAAAAGCGCAAGCAACTCGATGAAGTGGGCGGCCCAGCCTACATCATGGACTTGCTCAACGCTGTACCAACTGCCATTCATGTTGAGCATTACGCGCGTATCGTAGAAAAGAAGTCGGCACTACGCAAGCTCATCCGCGCTGCCGGCCAGATCGCGCAGCTTGCTTACGAAGATGATGCAGATCCCGACGAAGCGGCTGGCAAGGCGCTGACGCTGATGAGCGAGGCGACTCGCCGCGCAACCAAAACCAATACCCGCACTTTTAACGAAGTGCTCGACAACGTATACAAAGAAGCAAAGGAGAATGCCCGTATCCGCGCCGAAGGCGGAATGGTTTCTATTCCGTTTGGACTCAAACGACTTGACGAAATGACGGGTGGTGGCGTATGGCCTTCAAAGGGTAACATCGCTATCATCGCTGGATTGCCCAAGTCGGGTAAGACGACATTCGCTATCCAGGTGGCAACGAACGCAGCCAAGCTAGGGTTCAAGGGATTGATCCTCTCTTTGGAAATGCAAGGCGAGGAAGTCGTCGAGAAAACCATGTACGAAGCTACGGGGTACTCTCCGCTAGAGATTCGGCGTGGGGATATTCTTGACTGGGATGCCTTCGAAGCGGCAAGGGCTAGTTTGGATCATCCCAACTTAACGATTGATGACAGTGCAAGTCTTACAATGGCCGAGCTATCTACAATCGTCCGGCGTGTAGACTCCGAAGTAGATGGTGGTTTGGACTTCATCTGCATCGACTACGCACAGCTAGTAACTGGCGGTGGCAAGACAGAGAACCGAACACAGGAACTGTCCAAGATCAGTCGGGGTATCAAGGCACTGGCAAAAGAACTTGGTGTTGGTGTGTTCCTTATCGCGCAACTCAACCGCGACTATGCCAAGCGGCAGAATCGCAAGCCGATATCATCCGACCTAGAGGGCAGCAGCCAATGGGAAAAGGAAGCTAACTTCATCATCTTTATCCACCGAGAAGAAGAACCGGCAACAGAACTAGAGGAAACATCAGCTACCATCATCCTTTCGCGTGCTCGCGCTACGCAAACAGGCGAGTTTATGTGCGGCTTTGACGGGCGCACATCCACCTTCTCTGATAATCCCGCCCCCATGGGCGTATCAGAGCGAGATCAATGGCGCGCCAGGTTGATGAAACAATGCGCTGCTATACCCCTGACGTGGGACGATTGGCAGTTGCATCACGATCCCTACGATGAAGTGCTGGCAAGAGCCAGGGCAACATTCGCTGGGACAAGTGGCAAGGAACGAGACGTGCTAAAAGCGCTGATGGTATCTTGGAAGGATGGTATCGATATCGCAGCGCTGGAAGAGTTCAAGAAGATAGCTCGTCCAACCCCAGAGATGCTAGAGATTCTGGAAGTCTCGAACCGCAAGGCCATGCTATGGCGCGTGCAGCACGAGCTTATGCCAGCGCTGTCTGATAGGCGCTTTGCAGTCATGTACGGCCCTAGTGGCCGTGGTAAGACACACATGGCCCGCATTGTGCAGAGTATGGCGATTCGAGAGTTGAGTCTACCTGCCGTGTGGCTGAATTGGAACAACTTCATAGAGGACATCAAGGGAACGTTCAATGGTAACGGTAGTGCCCAAGAAGTATGGCGCACGTCACGCGCACCCATTCTCATGCTCGATGATCCCGACAAAATCATCAATGAGTTCTATGTCCAAAATCTGTACAAAATACTGGACGAAGCACTGAACCTGTCCGGTACCCCGCGCAGCGTCATCCTACTTCTCAACCACACCCCCAAAGCGTTTGGCGAGAAGTTAGCAGACTTTGGGCAGCTTGGTAATGCCGTGGCACAACGCGCCCTAGAACGTGGCCACCCTGTCTGGCTAGACTTCTCCCCCATTCCCAACTGGAATGCAATCCACGAAATCCCTGGTTTCTGATCGTAGCCGGGCTACGAATCGTCGCGCCCCGAAACTTGACAACTGTATAGAAGCGAGTATACTACTGTACAGGTAACAAGAAGTAGGGGCTAGCGCCCCATTGGCAAGCAAAAAAGGAAATGGATCATGACAACGAAACGCAGATTGGACGCTGACTTAGAAGAAGAGGGCCGAGAAGTATGTGAGGCGACAACTTGTAACTGTGGCAAAAAGGGATTGCGCTTCATTCCCCGTTGGGACAGTAATGGAAACTATGCGCCAATCTCTCGATGCACCAAATGTGGAGAGGAAGTACCCTTCTAATGGATAGACAAACACCGGAATACTTTGCCAAAGTAGATCTGGAAAACGAGCGTCACTACCGCAGCCTGGCCGCTGAGAGCCGCGATTCCGTCAACGTGGCACTGTTTACCGAGAAGGCCAACTTCTACGCACACCGAGCGCTGCGCATTCTAGCACCGACACGCCCCGCACCGGGCCACACACGCCGCCAGTGGTGCGACTGCGCAACAACGCACGGAGATGGCGATGACGATTGACGAATTGCTACAGGCAGCCGCAGAAGCGTGCCAGTCTGCGCTAGCCGTGATGGACACCGAAGACCCGATGGAGTGCGCGACCGTTGCGCAGGCGTGCGCACATACGGCGCAGGCTATGATCCTGGCGCAAGCAGCGCCAGCCGACGCAATGGACATGGCCCGCGTGTTCATGGTTGACACCGGAAACTAACAAACCCACCGCTGCCCCGGCACGTCATTTGATGGTGGTACGGCCACCCCTAGACGGCGGGGCGGCAGTGAGAAGGAGATGAGACGATGACAATGCCACACTTGATGAACTGCGCACATTCTGTCCCCTATACACATCTGACGCTGCCGACGAAGCGGATAGCGTAAATCCCGTGGGGCGTCGTAACGTTCAAAAAAACATATTTTT